AGACTACGGAGCATCATCAGCAACAGGAGACTACGGAGCATCATCAGCAACAGGATACAAGGGAGCATCATCAGCAACAGGAGACTACGGAGCATCATCAGCAACAGGAGACTACGGAGCATCATCAGCAACAGGAAACTACGGAGCATCATCAGCAACAGGAGACTGCGGAGCATCATCAGCAACAGGATACAAGGGAGCATCATCAGCAACAGGAAACTACGGAGCATCATCAGCAACAGGATACAAGGGAGCATCATCAGCAACAGGAGACTACGGAGCATCATCAGCAACAGGAAACTGCGGAGCATCATCAGCAACAGGATACAAGGGAAAGTCGGCAGCAGAAAACCAAAATAGCGTAGCGGTCGCTTGGGGACCAGAAGCAATGGCAAAAGGCGTAAAAGGATCCACCCTTGTTCTTGCGGAATGGAAACGGATTGATAATGATGCACGGTACTGGGAAGAAGAAGCGTGGGATTTTATAGGATCGTTAATGGTTCGTGTGGATGGAGAAAAAGTAAAAGAAAACACATGGTACACATTAAAGAATGGTGAACTCGTGGAGGTAGAAGATGAATAAAAAAGAATTGTTAGGAGCAACTTTTGAAGAGGAAAACCAGAAAGACAAAGTAATGCTGAAAGATATTCCGGTTGGGGGGAAGTTTGACACAGGCATCGGAAGATTTATTGTCTTGGATCAGAAAGGAAATTGCACAGCAGTTATCACAGAGGGATTATATCATAACCAAGAAGAATTTGATGGTTATAGTGCGAATTATTCATTATCAAAACTAAGAAAGCATTTTTATAGAGGAATTTATCCGGCATTCTTAGAAGAATTCGGTGACGAGAATCTTTGCTATACACCAGCAAGTCTTATATCGGTTGATATGCAGAAAAAATACGGCTCTATAGATGACAAGGTCAGACCACTGACATTTGATGAAGCAAGGAAATATAATGACCTGTTGGTAAATAAATGGCTGACAAATTGCTACTGGACATGCACGCCTTGGAGTACAAAAGAGAGAGGATGTGGGCACTTAGTAGCGATTGTCACACCTTCCGGTCGCATTAACTACACACGATGTGACTATGGCAAAGGGGCTCGCCCATTCTGCATCCTAAAATCTAACATCTTTGTATCTAAAATTGAGGAGGAATAAACAGTGAATAGAAAAGAAGTATTAGAAATCCGTAAGCAGTTCACACCGGAGAATTGTGCGATCACCCGTATAGCCGGATGCTACGTGGATGGGGAAAAAGAGAAACGCATGGAAAGAGAAGAAGCGTTTCTTTCACTGCCGGAAGAACAGGCGTTTAAGTATTTTGACATCTTCAAAAAGACGTTATCCGGGAAAATCGGAAAGAACCTGTTGAACCTGGAATACAAGCCGAAAGAAAGTAGGAGCAGCGACCCAGAGGGCGAAGAGCATGAATTGTTGATGAATCTGAGAGAAAGCAAACTGAGGGACCCGGCGTTACTGGACGAATTCTACGAAAAGATTCTTATGTATTATGACTGTGCCGAAAACTACTACATCGTGCTTATCCATGCAGTATATGACGTACCGGGAAAGACATCGGACGGAGAAGTGTTGGAAGATGCATCTGAGGAATTATACGATTTCATTCTTTGTTGCATCTGCCCAGTGAAACTTTCAAAGCCGGGACTTACTTACAACGGGAAAGATGAACGGATGGAAGAGAGAATCCGTGATTGGGTAGTAGGTATGCCGGACAAAGGCTTCTTATTCCCGGCATTTAACGACCGACAGACGGATGTACATAGCGCACTATATTACACCCGGAAGTCTGCCGAGGTACAAGAAGAAATGGTTCGAGAGGTACTTGGGATTAATTTTGTTGCATCTGCCGATGAAGAGAAAGATAAATTCGGTAAGTTGTTAAAGGATGTACTCGGAGAAGATGCAGACAGTAAGACCGTGAAAGATATCTATGAGGGCATATCCGAAGAGATGGAACGCCATGCAGAAGACCCGGAGCCGTACAAAATTGATAGGAACGAACTGAAAAAGATATTCTGTAACAGCGGTGTACCAGATGAAAAGATGGAAATGTTTGAGGGTGCTTACCGGGAGAATATCGGGAATGTGCCTGTTATGGCAAGTAACATTTGCGACAACAAGGTGGTTAATATCCAGGTTCCAGAGGGAAAGATAACTATTGATGCAGATTTTATCAGCAATCTTGAAATCAAGGAAGTTGACGGAAGAAAATGTATGGTACTTCCAGTAGATTATGTAGAAGTTAACGGAATTTCAACGAAAGCGTAGGTGAGGAAGATGAAATATAAGGTTGGAGATAAGGTAAAAGTAAGAAGTGACTTGAAATGCGAGGAGTATTATGGCGGTATTACATTCAATTTTGAAATGAATAAATTTAAAGGAATGGAAATTACAATCGCAAGAGTTAATTATGGTGGATATTATGAAGTACTTGAAACACCATATAATTTCACAGATGAAATGCTTGAACCAGTAGAAGAAATGAGTGCGGAAGAAGCTATTAGGCTGTATGCAAAAGTGTGCAAAGACAACAATTGCTATGCTTGTCCAGTCTATAAAAAAAGTGGAGAGTGTGGCTGTGAAGAATTTGCAATCAATCATCCAGAAGAGGTTATTGAAAGTCTCAAGCAGTGGAAAGCAGACCATGAGAAAAAGCCGATTGAGACGGAAAATGTAACGTACATTGTCGTAATGGATGAAAAAAGAAATGTGGTATACGAAGAAAAGACTAATGAAGCAATTATTACTGCAACCATGAAAGAAGAAGTTCTTAAAAAATACTGCACAGAGCATGATGGAAAATATTACGCAATTGCCGAACGTAGATGCGTAGTAAAGGAGTAACTATGAACACAGGAGAAAATAAGGTGAAATGATGGAATTGAAAGAACTTTCTGAAAAAGTGAAATCTTTGTTTGAAGCGGAAGATATAGATGAACTTCCGAAAAGAATATTGAACACAGTAAAAGATAATGATTCCGAAAAATATGAAGATTTTTGCAAGATAGTAAAGGATTTGAGCATAGATTGGTTACAGATGATATATCAGTATTACTTAGCAGATCGAAAAGAAAAAATGCAGGACTACACTCCGAAAAGTCTCGCATTATTTATGGGAAAATTAATTGGAGATGCAGATGTAATAACAGATTTATGTGCCGGAAGTGGAGCGTTGACAATTCAAAAATGGTGCATGAATAACAAACAAAAATTTGAATTGTATGAATTTGATGAAAATGTAATCCCATTTTTATTATTCAATATGGCAGTAAGAAATATTGAATGCACCGTGTATCATGCGGATGTGTTACAGCAAGAAAATTTTCATACATATAAAATCAGTAGAGGTGAGAAATACGGAAAATTTAGGGAGGTGGCAAAATGAAAAGAGGGTTAATTTCTAACCCGCCATACAACATGAAATGGAAAGCACCGGCATTTGCACAGATTCAACCACGTTTTTCTGACTGTTATGTGGTACCGCCGGAAAGCAATGCAAATTTCGCATTTATTCTAACTGGATTAGAAAATAATGATAGATGCGTTTTCTTACTTCCGGCATCTGTAATGAGTGGTGGAACGAAAGAAGAGATGGATATTAGAAAATATCTAATTGAGAAAAACATGGTGGAAGCGGTGATTGTATGTCCGGATAATATGTTTGAATCTACTGGAATTGGAACGTGCATTATTATTTTGGACAAAAATAAAAGCACTGCAACAACGGAAATGGTGGACTTACGAAGAAAGTACAGCGAAGAAATCCGTGAACAGAATGGACAGTATGGCGGTAAATCACACACCAACAGGACGTATAAGAAGACATTTAAGGTGATTACCGAAGAAACGATGGAAGAATCCATTGAAGCAATTCAAGAAAGGAAAAATATTCCTGAATTTTGCAAATCGGTAACCATTGAAGAATTGAAAGAAAACAAATATACGCTTCTTGCAAGCCATTATTTGGACATTGGAGAGATCGAATATATCCATAGAAGCTATGCGGACATCGTAAATGATATAAATAGAATTACACGAGAAAAGAACGCATGTAAATTAACACTAAATGAATCTATAGCAAAAGGAATGGGATTCGATATTGAGTTGTACAAACAAGATCAGAAAGATTTTGGATTAAATGATTTGCTAAAAAAGCTAGGTGCTGAAAAGTTGGAACGGCAAGATTATTTCACAGCATCAAAAAAGAAAAATGAAATTAAATTCGAAAACAACAGCAAGGAACAGTTATCCAGTGTATTGATAATGATTTTGAACATGTGGAAACAACATATCTATTATCTCAATCTTGAAGAAAATAGATATCTGATGGAATTGAGAGATGCGCTTTTACCAGAACTTATGAGCGGAAAAATTAACTTGGATTAATAAATTACAGAAAGGAGACGGAGCTCCGGCCGGGCAAAGATATATCGGCTCCTTTCGAGAAAATGAAACAGAGAATAAAGAAAATAAAATGTGAAATCTTTAGAGATTCCATGCAGAACTATAAGAAATATGCAATCCCACCAGCGCAGCTAATCATAGCCGACGTGCCGTACAATGTCGGTAACAACTTTTATGGCAGTAACCCTATGTGGTACAAAGGTGGAGAAAATAAAAACGGTGAAAGCAAACTTGCAAAGAAAGCAGCATTCAATTCCGATTTTAATTTTAATTTGTATGAGTATTTCCATTTCTGCTCAAAGATGTTAAAGAAAGAACCTAAGAAAGCTGGTAAGCGTGGACGAAGTTCTGACGCACCATGCATGATTGTATTCTGTTCGTTTGAGCAGTTGAGCACATTGATCAGCGCAGCTAAGAAACATGGCTTTGTGAATTACATACCGCTTGTGTTTGTAAAAAATTACAGTCCACAGGTATTGAAAGCGAATATGCGTGTTGTAGGTGCTACGGAATACGCCCTTGTATTATACCGGGACAAGCTACCGAAATTTAGAAATGGCGCACAGTTTGATGAAAACGGAAAAACGATTCGAGGTACAGGGCACATGGTATTTAACTGGTTTAAGTGGGAGAAAGATGGAAAAGAGATACCTAAAATTCATCCGGCTCAGAAGCCAGTAAAATTACTGGAACAGCTAATTCAGACATTTACTGATCCTGGAGATGTAGTAATTGATCCGTGCTGCGGTTCTGGAAGTACGTTGCGAGCAGCGAGAAATCTAGGTAGAAGTGCATTTGGTTTTGAGATTGATCGGAATTTTTACAACCGGGCAAAGAATGAAATGCTTGCAGTTGAAGATGAAATGCAGATGAGTATAGAAGATTTTATTGGAGGTGCGGAATGCTAGATTTCGGATATTACAACATGGATTGTATGGATGGCATGAAAGAATTTCCAGATAAATATTTCGACATCGCCGTTGTAGACCCGCCATATTTTAGCGGACCGGAGAAAAGAGGATTTTACGGGAGACGCATAAGCCCGATTGGAGTTCAAAGAGTGTATCAGAAATCTGCAGAATGGACAATTCCAGATAAAGCGTATTTTGATGAATTGTTTAGGGTCTCCAAGAATCAGATCGTTTGGGGATGTAACTATTTTGACTATCATTTCCCTCCGGGTAGGATTGTATGGGATAAATGCAATGGCAATACAGATTTTTCAGATTGCGAAATCGCATTCTGCAGTTTCCATGATAGCGTGAGACTATTTCGGTATATGTGGAACGGAATGTTCCAAGGAAAGAGCATACAGGAGGGGCATATCCAACAAGGAAACAAGAAAAAGAATGAAAAGCGGATACACCCTACTCAAAAGCCAGTGATGTTGTACAGATGGTTGTTTGACAGATACGCAGAAAGAGGAATGAAATTACTGGACACGCACGTTGGGAGCGCAAGCAGTCTGATAACAGCGCATGATGCAGGACTGCAGTATGTTGGATTTGAATTGGATAAGCACTATTATGAACTTTCCAAGAAAAGGTTGGAAGAACATACAGCGCAAATGAGTTTAAGTGATTTCGTGGAGATGACAACAAAATGAAAATCGAATTAAAAGAGATAGACAAAGACACATTGAAAGTTGGGGATGTGGTAGGAGTTATGAGAACCGTCCAAGCCGGATGGAGATGTGGCTTCCGTCACGCTCTAATTACTCCGGCAAAAATCATCAGAATTACTCCGAAGCGAACAAAGTTTGTGACAGATAAGTTCGGAGATCACGACAGGTATGAAACGTTTTACGAATGTAATTTTAACGCTGAAAAAGAAAATGAATTGGCAGAAAAATTCGTGCAGCTTAAGGAAAGTTTATGGGATATTGAAATATTCCGAAAAGGCGGATTGACAAGAATCAGTGATGAAGATTTGCCGGAAGTAGCGGAACACATGAAAGCAATTACAGAGATTTTGCAGAAGTACAAAGAAAAATAGAGTAGCAGCTAAAAATAGCAGCTATCGTACCTTGACAATTGAATATTGATGGTTGGAATGGTATAATTTCCGTATTGAAAAAAAGGAGATTGTACATATGGATGAATTATTTAAGCTTCTGGTAAAGAAAGTTAATTATGTTGCAATTATAATTCTAGGGTTCATAATCCCTGGGAATGTTTTAATATTTGTTTGGAATCAAGACTTGTATTTTGAAATAGACATAATACGACTACTTGTATTATCGTTCGGAATTGCGTTCATAGTATATGTACCTAATTTTATTCTTATGATTTTACTCATCGCTTTTAAAGCTATTTTAACAGAAGGTGATAAGGAACAAAAGTGTAACGAAGATGAATCGCAAAATCAAAATATAACAGAAGTGATAAATGCGATAATTGTTCCGATGGTTTTTGAATTTGGAGAAATCGGAGCATATATATACTCAAAAATAGTGTCAAACAATACATCTATAAGTGAATATTGCAAATATATAGGGAAGTATCTCATACAAATGATTGGCGTACTCTTTTTACTTTACATCATTGTTTCTATTGCTTCCCCTTTAATCCTAAAAGTACGGAATAAATTAAAAGAATTCAGTAAATCAAAACGAAATAGAAGACATAAAAGGAAGAAGGAAAATTAATATTTTCTACCAACCATCAATATTCGGTGGTTGGTATTTTTTACCCATTTTTAAGGAGAAGAGGTGAAGAAATGAAGAAAATATTATGCTTAATTCTGATTTGCATATTCTTAGTTGGTTGCTCCAAAGATGTTTCAGACAATAATCGTGAGCCACAAGAAGAAATCACATATACTCACGAAGATGTGGACGCAACTATCACTTACATAGATATGCGGAAATGGTTTGCCATTTGTCCACGCTGGCAGTGGGAAATATCGGTTGAATATGATGGACTGACTTATGATGAAGATAGTTTTGCTAGTGGAGCAATGAATAGACCGAGTTTTGCAGATAGCCAAGAGGGTGATTCGATAAGAGTTCGATTAACGAACAAATATGTGAACGGAGAACTGGCAGACAGGTTTATATCGGAAATTAGATAGGGAGAAAGGAACGAATTATGAAATTAGTATGTTACATAGTATGCATGATTATGGTATGCATGGTGATAGCACTTGCAACAAATGAAACAAAAATCGTAAAGAAAGAAGCATATCTGGACGGATATAAGAAAGCATTGAAAGACTGCGATAAACTCCCGACAAGGCCTATCATCTTGGATGAATCCACGGGAGATATCGATTTTAAATGCTCATGTTGCGGACATGAATATATAGTGCCGGAAGAACACAAACCGAAATACTGTAGCGAATGTGGAAGAAAAATTGACTGGGAGGATAAAGCGTATGGGATGTAGATATGAATGCAAAAAGTACGGAAAGCAGAGGTTCAAATGTTGCATAGAATGCGAGCATTGCAAATACTGCAATAATCGCAATAGTGTGTGCGATAGAATACATTTTCATGAATACATGGAAGAATGCCCGGATTATGTAAAGGAGAATGAAGATGAGTAGAATCGGAATCGGAGCAAATATTACACAGCCAGATGCAAAATGTATGAGCTGTAAATATTGGAAACAAGCAGAAAAATCAAGATTTGGTTTTGGACGAGGTGGGTACTGCCCAACCGGATATTGCAAGAAAGATTTTCGGAAGAGAGGTAAGAAAAAATGAGAAGCCTGGATGCCATTACCGGAATCGTATAAAGACGAGGACGACAAATGAATGTTGGTAAAAGATCGGATCATCGGAATGATGATGATGGTGATTGTTATTATTGGATTGATTTTGATTTTTCGGTAGGAGGTAGAAGATGGTACTGATAGCAGCCGGAATAATGCTGACGCTGGCTACGTTAATAGCAATTGGGATATGTAAGGCTGGTGCGAAAGCGGATAAAATCGAAAGACAATATTGGAACCAAAGAAAGGACAACACAAAGATGACAAATAGAGAGAAATATGCGGAGGAGATATTAGATATTGCGTGCAAAGGTGGATCCTTTGCTGTATCTAAGGATACTGGTAAAACGGTTGTCTGTGATGAGATCGACTGCGAGGAATGTATTCTTAATTACGCAGTTTATTGTAGAGAGTCAACGCAAGCTTGGGCAAATGCAGAATATTTTGAGAAACCGAAGATTTCAGAAAAAGATAGAGCGTTTTTGAGTTTCATTAAAGATATTTATCCATATATTGCGAGAGATGAAGACGGAGCACTTCGCTTATATTCTAGAAAACCTTGTAAAGTGGAAAGGGGGACGGGATTGATATTGTTTCAGTTTGACATAGAACTTCCGATGGTTAAATGGTCAGACGAAGAACCGTGGTCAATCGAAGATTTGAAGAAGTTGGAGGTAGTGGAAGAATATGAATAGAAAAAAAGGCGTTAGAGGATGCACTTAATGGAGAATGTACTGGAAGAGAAAAAGGAGAAGACGGTTAAAAGGAAGAAAAACCACTACTTAATCAAGAGTGATGTATTGGGATATGCAAGAAGGAAGGGATTGATTAATGGCCGGAGTAAGAGACAAATATCTGAGAGGGGCACATAAAGACATCTACTATATAAGCGAAGAAGACGAAAAGAAGATGTTGAATGAATGCCAGAGGATGCGTGGAAACGATCAGCTTGAATTACTGAAATGGTGTCAAAATGCGAACAATGACTTGTCTGGTATATTGTTCTTCTCACTTATAACAGGAATCGGATATGACTATATAAGCAAAAGATACTGGATACCGATTGCAAGAAAAGACTTCCAAGGCTATCGGAGGAAAGTCTTGGATGAAATGTATAGGTGGATCCTTTGGGGAGAACATGACGATGGGAAGATGGCTGAAAGGTTATTCGGAATAAAAAGGCATAAACATGGGAATGCTACCGAAAAGGAGTGATGCGGATGGTAAGAATATTTGTGAACGGAAAACAGGTGACAAAAGAAGAACTTTCGAATTATGAAATCCATAGCAAAGCGATAAAAAGGATTCTTTCAGAGAAGTTGACAAAACATAAGTGATATTTTAGAATTGACCTTGATAGAATCTTGGTCAATTCTTTTTTGTTGAAAGGAGAATTGACATGAAAAAATTAAATGTAGGTTATATGAGAGTGTCTACAGAAGCACAGACCGAAAAGTATGGTCTTGATGTCCAAGAAGACAAGATAAAGGAACTTGCCAAGAAAAGGGGCGTGAAGATAGCCAGATGGTATGTTGACGGTGGATATTCCGGGAGCAATATCCAAAGGCCGAACATACAGAAACTTCTGGAGGATGCAGAAGCCGGAGAAATACAGGCAGTATACATCTATAAGCTTGATAGAATGAGCCGTGATGTTGTAGATACTCTTACGCTTGTGAGTAAGCTCTTGCCAAAATACAATGTAGAGGTGGTATCGGCCACAGAGGATTTGCGGAACGAAACACCGATGGATCGTGTGATGTTGGGCGTTAATGCGGTCATGGGACAGTATGAGCGTGAGGTTATCTATATGCGTACAAGAGCCGGTATGGTGGAACGTGTAAAGCGTGGACTGTGGATGGGTGGCGGTACAATACCTTACGGATATAGGTACGACAGGAACGATGGGATATTACATATCATCCCGGAAGAAGCGGAAAAGGTAAAAGCTATCTTCCAGATGTTCCGGGACGGATATTCGTGTGATAGGATTCAAAAAATTCTCGGGATGCATTCGGAGAAGCTTGTATCGAATATTATTAGGCGAATAGCCTATGTAGGTAAAATACAATATAAAGGGAAAACATACCAAGGTTTACACGAACCGATCATAGACGAAAAACTATTCTACGAAGTACAGGAAGAGATAAAAAAGAGATCCACAAATGCTTATGTAAGCAACAAGTATATGCTTACCGGGTTGTGCTACTGTGGAAAATGCGGTACTAAAATGCGGATGCAGAAGTGGGGAAAGTACACAAAGATAGTATGTTACTCACAGTACAAGGGAAAAGAGCATATATCTAAGACAGGTAACCCTTGCAAGAATAAAAAAGTGCGGGCAGATGTGGTAGAAAAAGAAGTAGAGGACTGTTTTAAACGATTCATCGTTAATGTCGAAGAAAAAGAGAATGAATCTGAAAGCACTCGGAAGATGATAGAAAAAGAGATATCACTAAGCGAAGCAAAACTGAAACGCCTATACACATTGTATGCAAGCGGTAACTCCGGTACAGATACGCTTTTGGATGTTATCCAGGCAGAAGAAAAAACACTAAAAAACCTACGGGAAGAACTAAAGGCAGAAGACATCCGGGAGAAAGCCGGACGGGGAGAAAAGATAGAGAAAATAAAAGAGATGTCCAACGTGTGGGATACACTGACGGATTCCGAGAAAAACAAGGTGCTAAAAGAGTGTGTTGAAAAGGTAGTTATCACAGGTGACGACATAGACATACATTTTAGCATATATTAATAGGTACTTTCTCGTGTTCCAACCATCATCCCAACAGCGGTAGGAAGTGGAGAAAAGGAAGAAAAGACCAAGATTCTATTGTAAGGTTAAGAAAAGTGAAGCTGTGGCGTAAAAACATAAACATATAGATTAAGAGAAAAAAGATTTTGAAAACAGTTGAAATCTTTTTATTTTTTTGCTTGACTAGTGGACACCACTATGTTATAATAAAGACAGTTAATAAAGGAGCATAACACAGGAGGTAAAAAGATGACAACAGGATATGTAAAAGTAAAAGAATGGGTTATTGATAAAATACAAAACACCGCTGAAAGATATAACTCATATATTGATATCTATAGCAGAGATGAAAATGGAATGGTTATATCAGAGAATGGATATGTTGTCGTAAAAGTTATTGAGGTATTGAAAGAAAGCGAAAAGGCAGTAGAAGTTGTCCTTTCGACTGGTGATGTGGTAGGGAGTTATAAGGGATGGAAAGCATGGATCCCGAAATCAACGATAGCATAAAAAGTGGGGGAAGAATATGGGGTTACAGGATCAATTAAAAAATGCTATGATTGAATATGGAGCAGTAGATTCAAAATGGCGAATAAAAATAATTGCTGTTGATAAAATTGGAAACAGTGATTTTGCTAAAGTCTCAATTGAAACTTATAAACCACGAAGCAGAAAGCCGGATTTTTGTCACATTTTATTTTTGAACATGGTAAAAAAATATATTTGTTGGGACAAAAGCGAACACGTAAATTTGAAGAGTTAATTTCGGGAGATAGCAATGGAGAAAGTAAGCAGAAACGTAATGATAAACAAAGCCGGTGGAACATCCGGCAAGAACACGAAAAACTACCGAATTTCTATTCCGGTAGGGATGATAAAGGCACTGGGCATTACGGAAGATGATAGAAGTGTTGTCCTAGAAGAAAAAGACGGTGTGATAACTATTAAGAAAGAAAAATAAACGAAAACCATTGACTAGTGGACACCACTATGCTATAATAAAGACAGTTAAAGAGGACAAATAAATTTAAGGAGGAAAAGAAGATGAAAATGAAAAAATATGAATTTACAGGTACGAACGAATTAACGAAAAAAGCATTTACTGTTTACAGTGATAGTAGTTTTACATTTTGGAAGGATGGTGACAGATTTTATTGTTCAGACAATCCGAACAGTGAAAAAGTAGAACTTGGAACCGTTGCGGACGTGATTGAATTTCTTGAACAATTCGCAGACTAGACAAAAAACAAATATTCGATAATCAGAATCACAAGAGACACAGCAGAAGAATGCGAAGAAGAGTTTGACGGACAACTTTCTGATGGCGTATTTGAAAATTCAAGGGTTGGATGGTTTGAAGAGATATAAAAGAAAAACAGCACTGATGAACGGCTATTCGTCAAGTGCTGTTTTTGGTAATTAATGCCTAATTCATACCATACTTTTACATCATTCTCAAGCATTACTTTCCGATAAGTATAATATCAAAAATATGAAGAAAAGTCAATAAAACGCTTGACTAGTGGACACCACTATGATATAATAAAGACAGTTAAGAGAGGAACACATCACAGGAGGTAAGAACAATGATGAATGTAGAAAAAATATTAGAAACAATTAAAGAAAATGATTATAGCGTGGTAGCAATTCGCCATTGTTGTCCGGATGAAGAATATAAAATTGGTGACATTTGTAGAAACAGCTTTGAGTGGAATGAAGAATATGAGTGCAGTTCATATGACACAGAAGAACCAGAGGAAATGGACGGCGTATGTGGATACGCAATGTTCGAACTGATTGACACTGATGATGCAGAAGAAGCAAAAGAGATAATCGAAAGAGCTATTGAAGAATCATCTATCTACGATGGAAACAACATTGTAATAATCGGTGGGGACTCTTACTCTTATGGGAATGACGAAAACGAAGTAATTGTTGAAGAAGCAGAAGTAATTGAAATTGCATAAAGGGGGAAAAATGAGCGAATGGAACGAAATTTTAAAACAATATGAAATACTTGGAGTGGAAAGCGTTATTCCGATTGCACATATCAGAATAAGACCGGATGTCAGGATTCTGATAGATGCATATGGAAATTTTGTCGGAGCGGTAGCAACGAAGAATGAAAGATGTTCCATACCGTGCACAATTGATTCTGAAAGCCGGACAAAAAATATTGCACCGCATCCAATACACGACAATATGTCATATGTATGCGGAGACTATCCACAATATAAAAAACGTCATGCAGCATATATGGAGCAGTTGATGGAATATATAGAAAGCGTAGATGATCCGGTATCGAAGAGCGTATATCAATACTTGAGCAAAAGAACTATACGCTACGATATCAAACCAGTTTCTGAAAAATTAGATACATCAGAGGAAAAACTTATGATAATCTTTTCTGTGTTAACCAAGGAAGAGACACATATGCTTTTTAATTCGAGATATAGGGATGAAGTAGTCTATGCTGGATTAATGGATAGAGGAACTATAAGCACGCAGTGGAGAGATTATTATATTTCTACACTCGAGAAGAATGGTATTTGCGGAATTACAGGAGAACCAGATTATATACCAGACAAGTACCCTAAGGGGATTCGCAATCCGGCAGATCAAACGAAATTATTTATGGCAACACCGAAAAAAATGGATTGGATGCCAACAATAACACCGGGATACATTACGTCTCAGAAAATTATTCATACATTGCAATTTATGATTTACGAGGGGGATTCCTGGGCATATCAAATTTTAAAAAACCAAGAGAATCTACCGAAAGAGTATAAGAAATGGGTAAAAGAATATGAAAGAAAAAAGGCATAGCTAAAAGCTATACCTAGATTCTGAATTTCTTCTTAAATTCTAACATTTTTTAACTCAACGTTCCACCATTGACTGGAACGACACTCACGAAAATCATGGAACCGTGAGAATAAACAACGATTGCTGATAGATATCATATTAATCTAAAAAAGATAAAAAGTCAATATGGAGAAAATAAAAGAGACAAAGAAATGAACATAGAGCAACCCAACATTGAAAAAATGTGCATTTTGTGGTAAAATATAAGTATCAAAATAGAAACAAAACTAAATAACGGGGACAATGAAATAGCACTTCTGACGGTAAGATGTAATTATCGTGGGAGGTGCTATTTTGTGTATAAAGAAAATATGAATTATGAGAATCAGCAGCGAATGATATTTGACATTGTAAATGAGTTCTGGAGGTAGATAGAATGGCAAATCTAAATAGCATTGCTAAGAAGTTACAGAAAGCAATACTACAAAAAGGATTAGTTATAAAGATGGGGACAAGTCAGTTTTATTCTGTGGAGCAAAATAGACTTATCACCATGTACATCCTATCTACCAGAGTACTAGAAAGAAAGAAAAATGGGGAATGGAAATATTATGATTATGAAATTCTCCGAACAGCATCACAGATAGAGATAGTAAATTGTTTAAATGATATATGGAGGGCGGTGAAAGAATGACTGAGACTTATGCGGAAGCAACAGAAAACATGATTAAAGCGAACAAGATGAGTGAAGAAGAAATACAAGAAATGCAGAAGAAATTCATTGACATGATTACAAAGAATGAAAAGCTGAAAGAAAAGAATGAGTATCTGCAAAAAGAGGTAGAAGACGCAAAGGCTGTCGGAGAACGGGCACTGTGCGAAGTACAGGAACTTATTGCAAAGAATAAGAGACTGGTAGAAGAACACAACAGACAGAATGGAACAATACAAGCACTCAACATTGCACTGGATGTCATTACAGACAGGTACAGCAACCTCAGAAAGAGACTGTGTAGAACAGGCAAGGGTGGTGAGTAGCATGGATGGATATATGGAAGAGGGTGGGTAGATGCCGAAAGGGAAAGAACCTACTCCAAAGCAGAAAGCGTTTGCTTACGAATTCTTAAAGTGCGGGAATCAGACAGAAGCTGCAAAGAGAGCCGGATATAGTGAGAAGACGGCGAGACAAGCCGGAGCGGAGAATATGAAAAAACCTGTCGTTTTGGAATATATACAGAAACGACAGAAGCAAATAGAGGACGCACGTATCGCAGATATCACGGAAGTTATGCAGTATCTTACATCTGTCATGCGTGGAGAGATTAAAGACCAATTCGATCTCGAAGCTCCATTATCCGAACGCACAAGGTGTGCGCAAGAATTACTCAAACGCAATATGGACGATAGACGAATGAATATCGAACTTGCCAAATTAGAAGCGCAATACAAAGATTCTACACCAGAGGAAGAAAGCACTGACAACTTCCTTGATGCCTTAAATGCAACAGCGGGCGAGGTATGGACGGATGAGTAGCATTGAGAACAGAATACAAAACATCCGGCAAAGCATCATGAAGCATGCGGTTGCCATGAAAGAAAAGGCTAAGAAGCAAGGGTTTGAGTTTAAGCCTTTTTCTGTTAAGCAGAAGAAAGTACTTACATGGTGGTGCGAATCCAGTCCGGTAAAGAACAAAGAGGGAATCATAGCTGACGGGGCTATCCGAAGCGGTAAGACACTGTGTATGTCACTGTCTTATGTTCTGTGGGCAATGAGCACATTCAATCAACAGAATTTCGGTATGGCCGGAAAGACTATTGGATCATTTCGGCGTAATGTGCTGTTCTGGCTGAAATTGATGTTAAAAAGCCGTGGATATACAGTGGTAGACCATCGGTCGGACAACCTTATTGTGGTCAGCAAGGGAAATGTGCAGAATTTCTTCTACATATTCGGCGGTAAAGATGAACGTTCTCAGGACTTAATACAGGGAATCACACTTGCCGGAATGTTTTTTGATGAAGTGGCATTGATGCCAGAATCGTTTGTCAACCAGGCAACAGGACGTTGCTCAGTGACGGGTTCTAAATACTGGTTCAACTGTAACCCGGACGGACCTCGACACTGGTTCAAAGTCAACTGGATTGATAAGTGCGATCAGAAGGATATCCTGTATCTGCATTTTACAATGGATGATAACCTGTCTCTGTCTGAAGCAATCAAGAAGAGATACCGAAGCATGTATGTAGGTGTGTTCTTCAAACGGTATATCTTAGGACTGTGGTGTGTGGCTGAGGGACTTGTCTATCAGATGTTTGACGAAGAGAAGCACGTGGCACATGAACACATGACGGGAGCGAAAGAATACATCGTATCTATTGACTACGGTACAGTCAATCCGTTCTCTGCCGGACTGTGGGCGTTTAACGGGCGAACGGCGCAGAGAGAAGCAGAAGTGTATTATAACAGTCGTGAGACCGGTAAAAGAGTGGATGATGAAGCATACTATAAGATGCTGAAAGAGCTGATAGGTGATAGAAAGGTGTATTGTATCATCATAGATCCGTCTGCCGCATCATTCATTGAAGTAATTAAGAAATACGGAGAATATACAGTAAAGAAAGCAGATAATGATGTGCTTGACGGTATACGTGTGGTTACGACTATGTTAAACAAAGGAATGCTTAAGATATACGAAGACTGCAAAGACTGTATTAACGAATTCGGTATGTACCGATGGGATGAAGAAAAGAGTGAGGATGCAGTTATTAAAGAAAATGACCACGCTATGGATGATACAAGGTATTTCTGCTACACATTCTTAAGAAGACGCTTAAGATGGCAGTATTAATGGAGTGAAACAATGAGACTGATAGAAAAGATTAAGGCGGTATGGAACAAAATGGTTAAAGTAAATGACGCTAAAAACATATTCGGAATTGAAACAGGGCGGTCTTCTGATATGGATACCGCCCTATCACTGTATAAAAGCATGAGATCTGGTGTACCAAAGTGGTGTACCAGTGGGAAGATAAAGCCGACAAGGTTTTCAAACGTGATCTGTCGTGAGATAGCGAACCTCACACTGTTTAATACAGATATAAAGATTACAGGGAATAATGAACTGCAAAAGAGATTTGACAGAGTGATGAACACCTTACAGGAGAAACAAGAGGAAAGCTGTGCGACCTGTGGAATGATGGTCAAGAGTAATGGTGATGATGTGGAGTTTTTGGATCCGGATTACTTTCTGATTACAGACACTAACACGGATGGGGATGCGTTAGCAGCTATCTTTTTCTCATACCTCAAAAAAAATGACAAATACTACACAAAAGCAGAGTATCACAGATTTGAGGATGTCGGACTGGAACGTGTATACCATATATCTAGCAAGGTTTATAAATCAGACAACAAAGATATGATTGGTACAGAGATTACGCTTGACAGGGTAGATGAATGGAAAGACATTGAGCCGGAAGTGTACGTACATGGGTTGGAATATCCGCTGTTTGTCTACTGGCGAAATCCTTACGCAAATGCGATTGACAAGGAATCTCCACTGACTGTTCCGGCGTTTTCGGAATGCATCGAAGAATTGAGGTGGTTGGATATTGCCCTTAGCAAGATGGGAGACGAACAGGAAGACAGTCAACACATGACATTTGTATCGCAGTCTGCGATACAATTCGCAAACGCACAGGGGATCGAGCTACCAAGATTTGTGAGCGGATTGGAGCAAGGGATAAATGAAGACAATACCATTCATGAACATGTGCCTACTTTACTTGTAACAGATAGAGTGAGTGCTATTAACTTCTACCTATCCATCATCGGATATAAATGCGGATTCTCAAACGGATATTTCTCTTTTGATCAGAATCAAGGCATACAGACAGCAACACAGGTAGAATCTGACGATAGGCGTACACTGCATACCATCCAGGCATTCCGAAACATTTTGGACGGGAAAAACCATGATGGAGTACTGCACAGAATCATCTATATCCTGTATGCAGTCGGCACAGCAAACGGAACTATCCCGGCAACGAACTACCAAACAGCATGTGATTTTGAAGACCTTGTATATAACTTAGAGGATGATCGTGCACGGTGGTGGAATTATGTGGTACAGGGCAAGGTTCCGGCATGGATGTATTTTGAAAAATTCGAGGGAATGACAGAGCAAGAAGCGAAAGCAATGATAAAAGAAGCACAGGAACAGAACAAGACGGACAGAGGATTGTTTGAAGAAGAATAGGGTACAACACATACATTATTCTTTCGTAAACTTAAGAAAAGGAGTGATATTATGTTTAAAAATTGTGTATTGAAACCAAATGTAAACACTGTTAAATGGCTGAAAGCAACAGGCATAAGATGCGTTAAGACGATGGCACAGACAGCACTTGGATTTGTGATTGTAGGAAAAGGAATCTATGAAATTGACTGGAAATATGCAATCGGAGTAACAGCCGTAGCCGGAGTAGCAAGCTTGCTTACATCTGTGGCCGGTATTCCAGAAGTAGAGGGGGAATAAAGATGGCAACAAGTACTATTAATATTATTGTGGTTTGTGTGTTCTTCTTAATTCTTCTTGCATGGCCAGATGGAAAGGGTAAGTAATGCTTACACCGGAATATCTCTTCCATGTGACAGAGGGTGCGGAAAAGATAACGTCGGACATGCACAAGAACATCATGGACATGATCGTTGAGCGCATAATGGTACGTATAGGTCGTGGGGAAGATTATCTTCTTACGGCTACGGACAGGTGGCAGATACAGGTGCTACAGGAATCCGGCTACTTACTGGAAGACATACAAAAAGAGATTGCTGACAAAACAAAAAAACAAGAGAGAGAGCTTAAAAGCGCATTCGAGGAAGCCGGTATAAAAGCTATCGAGAGAGACGATGCGATATATAGGGCGGTAGGACTATCACCTACGCCCTTATTGCAATCTCCGGCATTGCTAAGAATACTGGAAAGAGATTATAACGCTACGTGTGGAGAATGGAGAAACCTTACACGAACAACGGCAGATGAAGCGCAGAAGTTGTTTTTGAAAGAGGTTGACACAGCTTACCGCATGGCATCAAGCGGTGCCATATCATATACACAGGCCGTCAGAAATGCTGTTGACAGGATGATAAAGCAAGGCGTTAAAGTGTCGTATCCATCCGGTAGAGAAATGAGCATTGAATCAGCCACAATGATGACTGTCCGCACAGGGATAAGCCAGTGCACCGGAGCAATCGCACTAAAGCGAATGGAAGAATTGGAATGGGACACCATCTTGGTATCTGCACATGTGGGTGCACGAATTGGTGATGGTGGTAACAATCCAACGAACCACTTTTGGTGGCAAGGAAAATTTTATTCCCGGACAGGCAAAGACAAGAGGTTTCCGGACTTCCGAACATCAACAGGCTACGGAACGGTGACAGGGTTGTGTGGCGTGAACTGCCGACACTCTTTCGGATCCGGTGACGGTGAAAACAATCCGTATGCAGATATCAACCTGTCGAGTGAAGACAATATCAAAGCGGAAGAGCGTGCAAAAAAGCAACGGCTTATGGAAAGACGCATTCGTAACAGCAAGAGAGAGATTCAGAATTTGCAGACTGCTATAGATGCAAGCGGAGATGATAAGCTTAAATTCGAATTGCAACAAATGTATGACCGCAAATCAGCGGTACTCAGACGGCAGAATAAGCAGTATCATGATTACTGCAAAGAAAATGACCTTAAAGAATATTCGGAACGGCTACGGGTAGCACAGTGGGATAGGTCACAGGCTGTGAAATCAGCAAAAGCAGCACAGAGATATCTTAATGCGAAAGGTGATGTAAAATGAGTGGATTGACAAGAATGGCAAAAATGTGCAGAGAGTGTCCGTTTAAGGACAGGTGCAAGAATAAGCGGTTGGAGAAAGAAGCGTATTTTACACCTTTTACCTCACCGGTTATTGAAGATATGGCATCACCTATATTAAAGGCTCATGATTACAGAAATGTAAAGGTTGCAGAAAACACGACAGTTACTATTGATGTAGAGGAACTGAAAGAGAGAATGCGAAAAGAGATATACAGGCAAGCCGGAATCGGATTGAATTATGGAGCGTAACACATGGAATTAATAACACAGATACTTGCTATATGCGGTGCTATATCTGTTGTCGGCGGTGCTGTTGCTGTGCTTTCCGGGTGGTACAAATCATGGAAAGCACCAAAAGAAAAACAGGACAACCGTATAGAGCAGATTGAAAAGCGAATAACGAACATTGAAACATCTATCACAGGGATTAATCAGAAACTTGATAACGATTATAAAAACATAAGGAATACGAGGGATGATATGAATCTATTAATGAGAAGTATGTTTAATTTGATCGAAAACAAAATCACAGGGAATAACATTGAGGGTTTAAAAAAAACTCGGGAAGAGCTTGTAAATGCTATGACGGACAAGAAACCAAAGGAATTATGAAAATATACTCTTTTACACGACCAGAACTTGACTATTTTGAATTAGAATGCAACTTCACATCGGATGAATTGAAACTGTTCCGGCTCCGTGCTAAAGCTATGCCTTTAGAGGACTGTGCAGAACAAATGAATGTGAGTGTGTCTACAGTCAAGAGATTGAGTAAAAGAGTAAATGATAAGATTGAAAGGGTGGTATAGGAATGAACTTCGGAGAAGCCATAAAATGTATGAAAAAGGGAAAGAAAGTTACACGTAATGTATGGAAAGAAAACTTTTTTAATGGGAAAAGACAGTTTATTTTTATTGGGAAAAACAAAGGTTTAACAACAAAAACGTTTCTTCCGATTCCACCAGAAGATGAACAATTCTCGGACTGCATTATGAGTTACACAAGAAAAGGAAGCTTTCAGCCAAACTGGACACCAACACAAGAAGATATGCTTGCGGAGGATTGGGAAATGTATCCGGCAGAAGAAACGGTAGTCGATGAAACGCCGAACATGACGGCAGATGCAATGATTGATCTAAAAAACCGTATCGGGTGGAATATTAAATTTTATTCTACCGGGGAAACAATTATTTCTGAACACATGGACTATCAAAAACTCTTAACCGGGGCAGAAAGTACATATCTGCTGTCGTTTGCTGTCCCTACAAAAAGTCTTGATGGTTTGTCAATGACAAATAAATGCCAAAATGTTATTGTTTCTGGACTTTTATTCAAAGTATATGCTTCTAGGAATATTGCTGACGATAGTCTTTGGCTCGTGACTGAAAGTGCCTTATCTGAAAAAGAATTTCACACAATTATAAGATTGGAGAGGTGATTCTATGATACCTAAGATTTTTAAAATAAGTGGATATCTCATAGACCCGACAGGAAGACTTGAGCCACACCACATTAAGGCGAAAATGCTTTATGGCTGTGGATTTCCGCTTGTAGGCCATCACATTAACGTACAAAAAGCAGAGATTAAGAAGTTGGATGAAAAGCATCCACTCATGCAAGAGAATTGTGATTTGGCAGAATGCGAGAAGTGTTTTAACTACGAACCGCCGACAGTGAGCAATAGAAAAGTTGAACCCGGACAAGTGTACAGGCACTTCAAGGGCAAGACAGTGAAAGTCCTGTATATTGCACAGGATAGCGAAATGCCGGGACAGTTCAAGGTAGTCTATGAATGTTCTAATGGCGTGTGGTGCAGACCTTACGGAATGTTCGTAAGCAAAGTAGACAGAAAGAAATACCCGGATGTGAAGCAGAAGTACAGATTTGAGTTAGTGGAGGATTAATTATGATTATCACAGGAATGGATCACTTTCAGAGTGTATGTAAAAAGAAACTTGTTGAATGGTATCAGAAGAATAGACCTGAGACACCAATTGATTTAAGCAATGTATTTATCGTTTGGTCATGTAAGACATTGCAGAATTACAAGTGTCTTGCATCAACTACAGTCAGTGGTGATGGAATCTATGCTGAGTACACATATAACGGGGATAAACAGGAACTGTATGAAGATGTGTACGGAAAGATTACAAACACCTGTCATACAGAAGAATAAGTGATACTTTTTAGAGACTTTAACGAACTGTTAAGGTCTCTTTTTTATGCGTAAAATAAAAGCATAGAGAACAATAAATGCTAATTTACAGGAGGTATGAGTATGAATATGAATCCATATATGTCATATACACCGTACATGCCACAGGATGCTTATATGCAAGATCAGATGGCATTACGACAACGGATAGACAACTTATCACAGGCTCAACAGCAATACAAGGCACAGCCACAGCCGAATGTAAACTGGATACAGGTGGCCGGAATTGACGGGGCAAGAAATCAGATCGTACAACCGGGAACTACGGCTTGGATGATGGATAACAATGCGCCATACTTTTATGTTAAATCTGTTGACGGTGTGGGAAGTGTTACGTTTAAAGCTTTTGAATTTCATGAGGTACAGGCGAACAATCCACAACCTGTAGTGGAAAACATGGATAACAAGTATGTAACAAGAGAAGAATTCAATAAATTACTGGAAACATTAAAACCACAGCCGGAAGAACAGAAAGGGGAGCTGACGCATGAGTAATCCGTTAATGGGAATGATGGGCGGTATGCCGGGTGGCAACGGTCCATTCGGAATGATTCAAAGAATGATGGGGATGATGCAAAATACACAGAATCCCGGAGCAATGTTGCAGAATATGGCGCAGAGCAACCCGAACATCAAAAAGGCTATGGATATGTGCCAAGGAAGAAACCCGAAAGATGTATTTATGGAGATGTGCCAGCAAAATGGCATGAATCCAAACGACATTATCAATAAAATAAAGTGATATCCGGACGGAGTGCACACGTCTTGATAAATAAAAGAAAAGGAGAACCAACATGAACGAGGGATTAAACACACTTAGTGCTGCTGATGTAGCAGCAGTCACAAGAAACAACGATGGAAACATGTGGGGTGACGGTGGATGGTTCTGGATCATCATTCTTGCTTTCCTGTTTTGCGGTAACGGATGGGGAAACAACAACGGAGCACATGACGCTTTTGTCTCTGACGAATTCGTGAAAAGAGATATCTTTAACACAAATCAGAATGTGTCCAACACAGCTTGCGAGACACAGAGAGACGTATTAGAGAACCGCTATACCACACAGCTCGGCTTGCAGAACTTACAGGCTCAGCAGGCTCAGTGTTGCTGCAACACACAGAAAGAGATCTTACAGAGTAGATATGATGCAGCATTACAGGCACAGAACATGCAGGCACAGATGGCACAGTGTTGCTGTGATATTAAAGAAAGCATCTTGGCAGATGGACAGGCTACACGCCAGTTAATCCAGGATAACACGATTCAGAACTTGAGAGATAAGCTTGCTGATCGTGACAGAGATTTGCAGACAGCATATTGGCAGATCTCACAGGTATCACAGACCAATAACATTATTGATGCAGTGAGACCGACACCAAAACCGGCTTATATGTCTTGCAGTCCATACTTTGCGTATAACGCATTTGGTAATGGTTGCTGTGCAAGTGGGAATGTGATGTAAGTGAACGATATATCACTACTTGACTTTCTGACAGTGTACGGAGTTGCTTTACAGATTGCGAATTTTAACAGTGATCTATCACAGGCGAGTAATTCTGACATCGAAAAACACTTACACGAACAAGACAGTAAGTACTTTTTGAAAATAATTGAAAACCAAAACAAAATCATAAGCATGTTGGAAGAATCCATATCTACGAAAAAGTAGTCTTGCGAAGATTAAAGAGAGTAGGCATGCGCTTGCTCTCTTTTTTAGAAAGGAGAAAAAATATGTTAAATTCTATTGCTAAAAATGCTCAGACAGTAGCAACAAATCAGAATGTATTATTTACGGAAACAAGAGTGAAAAGCCGTAGATGTGCTTGTAACACAGGGTGGCTTGCACATGACAACGGCAGTGGACTTTTCGAAATCACAAACCGTGGAAATCTGCCGATGGCAGTCGAAGTTGAGTTTAACGGAAACGTTACGGCATCTGCAATAGGCGCAGTAGCGTTATCTATCAAACAGAACGGGGAACCGGTTTCTGGTACGGAAATGGACTATACAGTAGCAACGGCAAATGTGTATCAGAATGTCGGGGCAACTACATTGATTGCAGTTCCGGCCGGAAGTAGCGTCACTATATCGGTTGGCAACGTTGGCACAGTTGACACATTGGTTAAGGATGCGAATATCATCATCAAAAAGCTCTCATAGAAAAGGGGTGAGTTTCTATGATTGATTTTAAAAGCAACCTAGATGTCAAAACTCCGAAAGAAATCTTTGCCGAAATCAATGAACGGTTTATCGGAGCGGTCATGATGCACGGACAGTTTGCGGACTACTTCGATTTCCTTGGCTTAAAAGGCTTTAAGCGGATGCATGAGTACCAGCACATTGCGGAAAGTTTGGAACGTAGGAAAGTGTGCCGATATTTTATAAGCCATCACAATCAGCTTATTGATGATGAATTTGATGGAAAAGTAAATGTTATCCCGGATGCGTGGCGAACGGCCAAACGTTTAAGCGTTGGGAAAAGCACAAAGCAGAAAGCCGTAGAAGATGGATTTGTCGAGTACCACAATTGGGAATCCGAAACAAAGGAAGTGTACGAACAGTACGCACACACGCTAAGAGAAAACGGTCATGTGGCTGATGCTATGTTCGTTGAATGTTTGGTAGAGGATGTAAGCGAAGAATTAAAAACTGTAGAATGTATGATTAACGACCTCATATCTACCGGATACGACATGGTATACATCACAGAAATTCAATCGGAGATTCACGACAAATACAAAAAGAAAATGAAAGGAATCGAGGTGTAATAAATGAGCGAGATCAAAAAGATTTTGGAAGAACAGCTTGAACGGGAAAAGGCATCTGCAAAGAAAGACTTGAATATGTCTAACTTACAGGCAATGTACATGATTACATCTACATTGTGCAATATGAAATCCTTGGAATGTGAAAGCGTACCAGGGATGATTGCGGATGCATCGGAAAACCTTATCAAGAAATACAGTAACGGAAAGTACGACAAAAACATTGATGCGCTATACGACCAGTACATTATGGCGAAAGAGATGTATCAACAGAACGGAGATCAAGCGCACAGAGACAAACTGATGGAAAGTGTCGGGAAACTTATGGTAGAAGTGTACGACATGCTTTCATCTATGGTGATGGATTCAGATTTTGCAGAAGAACGTAAAGAGATTCAAAGGCAAATCAAGAAGCTTGCGGAAATGTAAAAACATGGGTACGGAGTACTATATATATTAATGTTACGATATATACGGTGAATCACATAGGACATTTTCTTTTCTTGCTTGATACACCTCCTTTCAATAAAGCCTAATAGCGGAATGCTGATTAAAGGGCGGTCAAACGCCCGTTAGGTTTTCCCTTAAGCTTGCGGACTTAGGGAACCGTCATCTTATGTTACCTCCTAAAGATATAATATGATAAATTCTTATCCGCAAAGGATAGTGCACAGTATGGTGCATGGATTCATGTCCGGCTATCCTTTTTCTGTATAGAGTTAGTTACGGAACAATATGCAGATTGACCGTCAAATAGCCGTAACAGTGGTTGGAACTGTATAGAGGGAACACTTACACCAACCACTAACGGGATATAGTTCAATGGTAGAACAAAAGTCACAATCATCTCTTTTAAAAAAAGACTTATGTCCACGGTTCGATTCCGTGTGTCCCGATTACCCCGACAGAGGTTCATCTGTCTGAATCCCTACCGCAGACGAAGCGGTTAATAAGAGACGTTGAGGAGGATATGCAACATGAAAAATATTATTCAGATTATCAAAGATGCTGGTCTTGAAATTACAGATGAGCAGAAAAAGACAATCGAAGATGCAGTGAAAGAGAATTACAAAAGCGTATCTGACTATGATAAGCAGACACGAAAAGTAGAAACTCTGACACAGGAACGTGACAACTTTAAAACACAGTATGAAACAGCGAAAGAGACTTTGGACGGGTTCGAGGGAAAAGACTTCGATGCGATCACAAGAGAACGTGATGAGTGGAAGACAAAAGCTGAGAATGCGGAAAAAGAATGGAAAGACAAGCTTGATGCCAGTGAAAAAGAGTACAACCAGAAGATTGAAGAAAGAGACTTCAACGATGTTCTGACAAAGGCTCTTGCGGGCGAGAAATTCAGTTCTGATTTTGCCAAGACAGGAATCATCAACATGATTAAAGACAAGGGTCTGAAACGTGAGGGTGAAAAGATTCTTGGTCTTGATGATTACATGAAAGAGCTGAAAGAATCTCAGAAAGATGCTTTCGTGACGGATGGTAAGACACCACCGGTATTCACAACACCTACAGAAAAAGGTGGAGGTGAACAGAAAGCAGAGCCGTTTGTTCCTGGAACTGTTTGGTAAAACCATACTGTGAACCGGCTATCAATAGAGGATAGTCGTTGACCTTGAAGAATTAGAGGAGAACAAAAATGGCAGAAACAACAAGAATTACATCATTAAACATGTTACTTGACCCAACCGGAAAAATGCTTCTTGCAGAAGAGTACGGAAAGGTCATTGAAAACGTCCAGAAGAACACTATTTCTGGAAAAATGAAGAATACCGAACTTTCTGGTGATCCGTCAGCCGGAACCGTAGAAGCAAAAAGATTCGCAAATGCGACATCTAAGAATTACGGAACAGCCAGAGGTGCAGCTAAAGGCGATGGAGTAAAAGGAAAGCCGGTTACGATTCCGATTGATGTAGATAAGGAAATCGTAGAAGAGGTTGAACAGAAAGACGTATCTCTTCTTGGAGTAGAGGGACTTATCGCAAAAAGAACAGCGAACCATGCGCTTAGAATGATCGCAGAACTCGACACTGAGTTCTTCAAAGTTGCCGGAACAGATGCGACAGAAGTTGATCTGACAGGTATTACAGCTATTGAGGAACAGGCTGAAACAATGATTCAGCAGTGCGAAACAACTAAAAATGAGTATGTGGACGGAGTACCACGTTCTATGATGAACATGATCTGTACACCGAAATTCTACGGAAAAATCCGCACATATCTGGACAAAGTTACAGTGCCGGGCGTTGGCGTGGCTGATGAAGAATTTTACGCTTATCATGGTGTAAAAACATTCTCATGCGTACACATGCCGACAGACGTTGATGTGATCGTGATGGTGGATGGAGCAATCGCACAGCCTGTTAAATCCACACCATACAGTGCTGAGAAGATTCCTCTTTCAGAAGCATATGGCATTGAACTCTTCTACCATTACGGAACAAAATCTGTAATGCCTGACCTTATCTTCAAGAACAAGAAAGGTGAGTAAGCATGAGACAGTTTGAAGACTTGGAAACGGGCAGAACCTTATCAACTGAGCATGAAATGAGTGCTCAGTTGATGGAGAATAACCCAAATAAATACAAAGAGATCAAAGGCGGGAACAAAGGCAGAAAATCTACTGCAAAAGAAGATTAGAAGCAGCAGGAGGAACATTATGGCATACACAGATTATGAATTTTACAAAAGCAAATTCTATGGTGATACTGTGCCGGAAAGTGACTTCCTTAAGTATGCAGAGCGTGCCAGTGACCGCATAGACCAATATACTTTCGACCGCCTTGCAGACGGATTTCCAGATAATGAGCGAGTTAAAACGAAAGTACAAAAGGCTGTCTGTGCGGTTGCTGATACCATGTATCAAATTGATCAGATTAAAAAAGCTTCTATGGACACCATAGGAACTATACAGAGAGAAGATGGGACGGTCGTTAATAAGGCCGTCTCTTCTGTTTCATCGGGGAACGAAAGCATCTCCTATGTTACTGGAAGTAATATAAGTAGCAATGTGTATGCTCAGGCATCTGTAGATAAAAAAGTGGAAAATGCCTTGTTGCTAAACGTTGCTACAGAGTATCTTGCCGGAGCAACCAACGACAAGGGAATTTGCCTTTTGTATGCCGGATTGTGAGGGAAGCGTGTTAAGAATCACCAATAAATTGTTTTGCAAACATAAAAAGAAAATCCATGCCGGAACGTATCTGGAAGATATCGGAAATGGGATAAAAGAAACAAGGCACATATGGAAGTGTGAAAAATGCGGTAAGAAGTTTTATTAACGAGAGGTGATGCCAATGTACGACAAAACCATAACTGTATTTAACAAATACGTGAATCAGAAAGATGAAATATTTTGGTATCCGACCGTAATTAAAGGTGTTCAACTCATTGTTGATAAATCCGCAAACATTGAAAAAACAGGACTTGATACGGCTGACACGGCAACGCTCCATGTCCTGTATCACATGGCATCCGATGAAAAAGTAGTATCTGGCAAAAAGTATCTTGAGCCTAAAAAATGGGCGAAACAAATTAACGATACGCTTGGACATACCGTCACATTTGCAAGCGGTGACTTTTTCATTGAGGGCGAACATGACGAAAAGATGATAGCAGACGAAGACTATCAGAGCCGGAGAGACGGTGGCTTTTATGATTATATGAACAAAAACCACGACAATGTATTCTTAATCACCAATGTCGGAACATACACACTTATCCCACATTTTGAGATAGGAGGAAAGTAAATGGCACGTAGCAGAATGTTCCATTTTCCGAACATCTCGATAGTTGAAGCTGACATCAAAGTAAATGTGAATCTTGACCGATTCGAAAAGCAATTCCAAGATGCTCAGCTTTGGTTAGATGAACAGGTATGGACAGGCACAAAAAAGTATATTCCACAAAGAGACGGGATGCTGATTGATACTACTAGTGTGCAGAATGAAGCCTTGAAAGGTAGTGGAAAGGTTTATGCCGGATATGGTCCTTACGCAAGATTTTTGTACATGGGAAAAGTTATGGTGGATCCGGAAACTGGTTCGCCGTGGGCAAGGCCAAAAGCAAAAAAAGTAGTAACAGACCGTGATATCCAGTTTTCGAAAGAGCCAAACCCTTTTGCAACAGACCATTGGTTTGATGCTGCTAAAGATGAATTTTGCGATACATGGGTAAAAGGAGTGAAGAAACGTGCAGGCGGTGGATAGTAAAAAAACAGTGAAATACGATGTTGACGGATACGACATTGTAACAAATGCACTTAAAGATTTGCTGAATCAGTATCCTGGATTGGAAACCGGAGAAGTGTTTAAATTTTCCACTCTAAAAGAAGATGATGGAATAGCATTCTATCCGGTATCCGGTGCGGTGGTTGCACAGGAGAAAAAATCGATAACAGGTAAGGTGAATCAGCTTTGCAATTACCCATTTTATATCGTGTACAGGACATCCCGTGATTCTCCGAATATGAAAGCGGATATCAAGGAATTTCTTGATAGTGTAGGTAAATGGTTGGAACGACAAACAGTCGTGATTGATGGCGAAAAGCATAAGCTTACATCTTACCCAACACTTACAGAGGAACGAAAAATAGAAGAGATTACACGAATCACACCATCATATCTTGACAAAACCTATGAAAACAACGTGCAAGACTGGGTGATTAGTATGTCTCTCAAATACAGGAATATATTCAGAAGAACTAATTAACCGGGCATCAATAAGAAATGTTCGCTGACCGTAAAAAATTAACGGTAGAAAGGAAAGATAATATGGGACAGTTAAATCGTGAAGCATTAGCGCACTATTTAGACACCACATTCAAAAAAGTCTTAGAATCCGCAGAGTTTGAAGTTATCGGAGAAGACATCGAAGAAATGTCTGTCGAACTCAACCCGGATACATCAACCAAGAAAACGATTCTCGGCAAGACAAAAACAACAGACAACGGGTATGAGCCGTCCATTAGTGCAGACCCGTTCTATGCGGATCCTGATTCAAAATTATATCCACACATCAGAGACATTGCACTTGACCAGTTAAAAGGTGATGCTTGCAAAACACTGATGCTTGAAGTGATCGTGGAAGACACAAGCGCAACGAATCATCTTGCCTATGTACAGGAAGTACTCGTAAAACCTCAGAGTTACGGTGGTGACACGGCCGGAGTAAATATCCCATTCAACATTTCGTTCGATGGTGATAGAACAAAAGGCTATGTAACGGCCGAATCACTTAAAACAGGAAACCCGAAGTTTACGGCTGGTACGATACCGGCAAGCGTAAATTCACTGGCTGATTAATTCTGAAAGAGGTGTGTCTTATGAGCAATAAAATGATTAAGCCGTCCAATGAAAACAAAATCATCATTGATGATGGTTCAAAGTCCTATACTATCGAGAACAAAAAAGGAAAAAAACTTGGTGTGTTTGAGTTTCGTCCATCAGATACAAATATTGTAAACCGACTGGATGAAGTGATTGAATTTTTCAACGCTTACAAAATGCCGGATGGTGAAGACGGAGTATCAAAAGCAGAGAAAGAGATTGTGGAAAAGATATCCTATCTCATCAATGCAGATGCGGAAGAATCCTTTTTCAAGATTCTTGGGGCGTTTTCGGCATTGGAAAACGGGGAACTGTATGTAGAAAATGTTCTCAATGCAGTTGCAAAAGTAATTGAGAGAGAATTTCATCACAGATCAAAAAAGGTACAACGTCGCATGAACAAATATGTGGCAAAGTACCATAACTAATGTATGCGTGGAAACTTCCCACTTCCTTAGATGTTAATGGCAAAGAATATCGGATACGCACGGATTTTCGTGTGATATTGGATATTCTTTCTGCTATGAACGACCCGGAGATATTTGAACCAGATATGACGGAAGAAGAAAAGAACCAAGAGCGTGCGCTTACGTTGTTGCAAATTCTGTATATTGATTTCGACAGTATGAACCCTAGAGACTATGAAGAAGCCATGAAAAAAGGCGGGGAATTCATAGATTGCGGATTCAAAGAAGACAGCAAAAAGCCAAGACCGCAGTTGATGGATTGGGAAAAAGATGCTCCTGTTGTAATCCCGGCCATTAATAAGACCATAGGAAAGGATGTGCGTTCGGAAGAATATATGCATTGGTGGACATTCCTTGGTGCATACATGGAAGTCGGAGAAAGCACATTTTCCACTATTGTCGGCATAAGGGACAAAAAAAGAAGAGGGAAAAAACTGGAAAAGTGGGAAGAAGATTATTATAAAGAACACAAAAACATGGTTGATCTAAAGACCAAAACACAGGAACGTAGCGAAGCCGAAAAGGAAGAATTAAGAGAACTTTTCGGGTTCAAGAAGAAATAACCGGGCATCAATTGGAGATGTTCGCTGACCGTAAAAAATTAACGGTAGAAAGGAATTGCTATGGCACAGGCAGACGGTAGCATTATTATTGATACCGAAATCAACTCGGATGGTATGAGTGCCGGTGGCAGAGAGATAGAATCATCACTTAGGAAAATGGCAAATGAACTGAATGGAGTTAGTGCCAAAACCAAAGCGTCAATAGAGAAACAGATTGATTCGTTCTCAAAACTTAGCCGGGAATATGCTAGGCAATCCGAAAAAGTAGAAGAATTAAAAAGAAAAGTAGCCGAATATGGCAACCAGAAGATTCCAACAGAGGAATACAGGGAAATACAGACACAGATAGACCAGGCAACAGCAAAGATGAATCAGCTCACAGAAGCACAGGAACGTTTTCTTGCAAATGGTGGGAAGAAGAACTCCAATACTTACAAGAAACAGCAATATGACATTGATGAACTGGCAAATACTATCAAATATGCTGAGGGAGAATTAAAGGACTTAGAAGCAAGTGGCACTGCATTCCGAACGGGAACAGGAACCAAAGAAGCGAAATCCGATATGGAAAAGCTTGCAGCAGCAGAAGATAAGCTCGCAAATATCAATGATCGGTTAAATACGTCTTACAAATCCATAAAAGGGACTGTAGACGAATATAAGTCCAAAACACTTAAAGCTTCAGATGCGAACGATAAAATGAGTTCGTCTGGCAAGCGGGCATCAAAATCCATAAAAGGTGTTTCAAAATCTGCCGGTGGTGCAAGAATGAGCCTTGGACGTATGCTTGGTATGTCCTTGCTTATGAGTGTTGCTTTTCGTGCGTTTTCGGCTGTGATGAGCGGAATCAAAGGGGGATTCGACAACCTGTCTCAGTATTCAAGTGATACGAATAACAGCTTGTCTATGTTGTGGAGCAGCTTGGTGCGCTTACAAAACTCACTCGCAACAGCATTTGCCCCGATACTTTCCATAGTGGCACCGATACTGTCTAAGTTTATCGACATGATTTCGACAGCTGCAAGCTATGTAAGTATGTTCTTTGCTTTCCTAAGCGGTAAAAAAACATATACGAAAGCTATAGCAGTGCAAAAAGACTATGCGAAGAGTTTGGACAAGACGGCATCCAGCGCAAAGAAAGACGCAGACAGTACAAAAGATGTTGCAGACGCTACAGAGGACGCAACTGACGCTACAGAGGACTATCTTTCACCGTTGGATGATTTAAACCGATACACGGAACAACAGGATAAAAACAATTCCGGTTCTAAAAATCCATCAAGTAGCACGCCAAATACTGGCGGTGGTAGTGGAACGTCACCGATGTTTGAAGAAGTGGCAATTTCAGATATTCCAATCTTGGAAAAGCTAAAGGATATTCTCTCGAAAATATTCAAACCATTTAAAGAAGCGTGGGACAAAGAGGGACAAAATACTATTGATTCTGCTAAATACGCTTTTACCGAATTAAAAAATCTGGTGACAGATGTCGGAAAGAGCATGCTTGAAGTTTGGACAAATGGTACAGGCACAAAGATTTTGGAAACAATTTTGCAAATAACGCAAGGAATTTTTACGACTATCGGGAATGTTGCAAGACAATTAGATGTGGCATGGAACAAAAACAAAGTCGGTACGGCAATTATACAGGCAATTGCTGATATTTTCCAAACAATCTTAGATATTATTAATAAGATTGTTTGGGCAACGGCTGATTGGGCTGAAAAACTTGATTTTTATCCATTGCTTGATTCGATCAGAAATGTTTTGGAAAAATTACAACCATTAATTAAAGTCATTGGTGATTATGTGTACGAATTATACACAACTATTGTATTGCCATTTTTGAAGTGGCTAATAGAAAAAGGATTACCGACATTGATTAACGGAATAGCAGGATTCTTTGACTTTTTAAGCAAGCACTCTTGGATAATTGAATTGATTGGCTCGCTTTTGATTGGTGCGTTTGCTGCCGGAAAAATCACACCATTAATCGCAATGATTGTCAATGGAATATCTGGATTGATTTCAATACTTGGCTCTGAGGGCCTTATCGGTGCAATTAGTGCGATTATATCCTCGGTTGGAATAATCCCGATTGTAATAACAGCTGTGATTGCAATCCTTGTACTTTTAGCAACTCATTGGGATCAAGTAAAACAGACAATGTTAAATTTTGCCGATTGGCTCAATAATGCGTTTGTAACCGATTGGACAAGACAATTCGGAATTATTGGCGATTACATGAATCTTTTCTTTTCTACTATCAGCAATATCATTGATGGTATAAAACAGATATTTAACGGTATCGTTGAATTTTTTACAGGAGTATTTACCGGCAATTGGAAACAAGCTTGGGAGGGAATAAAAGATATTTTTATTGGCGTATGGAATTTGATGGCAACAATAGTCACCACGCCACTTAATCTGATAAAGACCCTTGTGAACCAAGTTTTTGAATTTATTGAGAAGTTCGTTTTAACACCGTTTTCAAAATTCGTTAACGGAATTTTCAAAACAGACTGGACGCAAGCATTTGGAATTATCGGTGATTATATGAACGGATGGGCGCAGAATATCAAAAATATTTTCGATTCGGTAAAACAGATATTTAACGGTATTGTAAATTTTGTAAACGGTGTTTTGTCTGGGAATTGGCGAAGAGCGTGGAATGGAATTAAGAATATATTTGCCGGAATATGGAATGCAATGGCATCTTTGATAAAAAGTCCGGTAAATCTAATCATCAGCTTTATGAACGCTATGTTACGTGGATTCCAGAGGATGCAGAACGGATTTGCAAGTGCTATGAACCACATGAATATTCGGCTGCCAAAATGGTTGCAGGAGTTTACAGGTTGGAGTTCTGTTGGATTTAATATCGGATATTGGAGTCCGAACTACATCCCATATCTTGCGAAAGGTGCAGTAATTCCACCAAACAAAGAGTTCATGGCTGTACTCGGTGACCAGAAGAACGGAAACAACATCGAAGCACCGGAAAACTTAATCCGGCAGATCGTAAGGGAAGAATCCGGTGGTGGACAGAAACAACGCATTGAAATCCCGGTATACCTGAAAGGAAAGCAGATATATAAAGCAGTGGTAGAAGAGGGAAAAGTAGTAATGTCACAGACGGGTATGAATCCGTTTGAGATGGCGTAGGGGGTGACGATATGGCACAGGAGCATTTAAGATTCGGAACATACACCGCCCCGGACGTTGACGAAGATGGATATACAGTACAACTTGCTACAACCTCTACTGCAAAGTCCGGGAGAACCCCAAGGGGGAAAATGAAGAATAAAGTCATGTTCACAGTGGAATCATACAATGTAAAATGGACGGATATCAGTGCAAAAAAAGCATCTAGCATACTGGCACAAATCGTAAATAAAGATGAATTTGACTTTTTCCATTTCAATGCATACAAAGCTAGGTGGGAAAATGGAAAATTCTATGCTTCGAACTTCAATCTTCCGGTTATCCGGCTCAATGAGGGAGAAGAAAGGTATAACGAATTGAGTTTCCAAGTTACCTGTATTAATCCACTGGTTATATAAATAATTCCGGCTATCGAAAGAGATAGTCGCTGACCTTAATAAGTTAGGGGTAGAAGATGAAAAACGTAAGTGATAAACTCAAAAACATTATAGAAAAAGGCGGTCTGTTCTATGCTTATGCAAAAGTTTTGTTTGCGGACGGAACTGAAATAACATTAGATTCAGAGGATGATTTTTCCATTTCTGACAACGGATATTCGGAATCCGGCGGTGATGATTTACCGCTGGGTTCCGCTCTGTCCAAAACTATCACATTGTCCTTATTCAATGAGGACGGAAGATTTTCGGATTATGATTTCTTTTATTCACAAATCACATTATACACAGAAGCAGACTTGGAAGATGGTACACAGGAAAGAATAAATGAGGGCGTATTTTATGTCACTTCTCCGGTAGCAACGGGAGAAGTTATAGAAATCACGGCTTATGATGCTATGTATAAAGCCAATAAAGAATTTACTTCTCAACTTTCCTATCCGGCAACTACAAGAAACCTGTTATTAGAAGTCTGTGCGTTCGTTGGAATTACAGCTGCAGATGCTCATTTTAAAAATGAAGATTTTCAAATTCAGAGTATGCCGGAAAAGACAACGGCTCGTAAAATCATTGGATATATTGCTCAAATAGCGGTCGGAAATGCAATCATTAAGAATGGTTCACTTAGCATTAAAAGTTACGATTTTGAGCCACTCAAAGACGTTACAGACGGTACTCTGTACACGGAATTGCCAACACAAAACGCAAAGTACCATGTTTTATCCGAATATTCGGATTATCCGACAGTAGGGATGAACCCGGTAACGATTACCGGAATCCGAACTACAAAGCGTGTAAACAATAAGGACGTAGAATATCTGAACGGAACGGATGACTATGCATTGACCATAACCAATCCATTAATCACTGGCGCAGAAGAAAAAGCACTGGAATTAATCGGAGATGTGTTGAACGGTGTGACGCTGACATCGTTCTCAGGCACATTTTTCCCTTACCCGACCGCAGAAATCATGGATTGCGCTGTTATCGTAGACCAAAACGACAAAGCGTACAAAACAGTGATAACCACACATGATTTTTCGTATCCGGGAGAATCTGAACTGTCTTGCGGTATCAAGGATCCTGAAGCGAATAGCAGTACATACTACAGTGAATCTGCCGAGATGTATCACAAAGCACAGGCAGAAGCAAATAAAAATCGAAAGGAAATGGAATCCGCTATTGAGAATTTGCAGACCACTCTTGCCAATGCAAAAGGAATGTACACCAGTAAGGTGAGACAGGCTGACGGCTCTTATATAACATATCTGCATGACAAGCCGACAATGAGTGAATCCGAAAACGTCATCAAGATTACATCCGATGCTGTAGGTGTATCAACAGACGGTGGGCAGACATATCCTTACGGCTTCTTTCTCACTGGTGATTTAGTGGCAAAAGTATTGTATGCTATCGGAATAAATGCGGATTATATCAATACCGGGGCATTAACTATCAGGGACAAAGACGGCAATATCACGTTTTATGCAGATACCGAAACAGGCCGTGTGGATATCCGTGCAGAATCGCTTTCCATCGGTGGGCAGACACTTGAAGCTATCGCAAACATAGCTGTCAAAAATTTTGTTGACAATGTATACACAAAAGACATCAATAATCTGAAAGACCAAGTTACAAACAAGATTGAAACATGGTATCAGCCTACCGACCCGGCGGTTAACTGGGGTGGAATTACGAAAATACCTTGGTGTGATGTGGATGGAAATACAATTCTCGACACAGACGGGAATGAAATGTATCTCTACTTCGAGGAAACCAAGGCATCTCATATCGGTGATTTATGGAAGAATACAACCACAAACGAAGAGTACCGATATTCAGAATCCGGCGAGTGGGTAAAAATGCCTGTACCGGATGCGGTGTTTGATGAAATTGACGGAAAAGCACAGATATTCATTAACACACCATCCACACCATATAGTGCCGGTGATTTGTGGTTTGACAGTTCCACATCTGATATTATGACGTGCGTAAAAAGCCGTGAGACAGGAGATTTTACCTCTTCCGACTGGGAAAAGCGTAACAAATACACAGATGATTCTGGCTTGAATGATTTTATCACAGCGACCTACGACCCTATCATTGCACAGATACAGGCACGTCTGGACGGGCAGATTGAAAACTGGTTTTACGATTATGAGCCAACCATGCAGAATTATCCGGCATCCGAATGGACAACCGAGACAACCAGGAAAGAGCATGAGGGAGATTTGTTCTACTGGAAGTCCAAAGGATATTCGTACCGCTTCACGCAAGAAGATGCTACCGGCACTTGGAAATGGCAGTTAATACAGGATACCGATATTACAAAAGCATTAGCAGCAGCGGAAAAAGCACAGGATACCGCAGACGGAAAACGAAGAGTATTTGTTGTACAACCGGCACCACCTTATGATATCGGTGACCTTTGGGTTCAAGGCGGTGACGGGGATATCATGAGATGCAAGACCGCACGTTCTGAATCTGCCACATTTTCTGAAACAGATTGGGAAAAGGCATCTAAATACACGGATGACACAAAGGCGAATGAAGTTAAAAAAGAACTTGACGCACTCGGAGAAGACTTACAGACACAGATTGACGGTAAGATTGAGACATATAACCAGTCTGTTAATCCGTCCGGAGCATGGACTACTGACGAACTGAAAGCAAATCACAAGGGAGATTTGTGGTATAACCCGGATGAACAGAAAACAAAGAGATGGAACGGCTCTGCATGGGAGGAAATGCCGGATGCTGATGCAATAAGTGCAAATAACCTTGCTATGACCAAAAAGCGTGTATTTGTTACCACACCATTTCCACCTTATGACATTGGGGATTTGTGGGTTGGTGATGATACGTCAGACTTAAAACGATGTGTGACAGCTAAGAAAGATGGCGAAAAGTATAGTCTAGGTGACTGGATTAAGGCAGTTAAATATACCGATGATACAACCGTTGAGAATTTTATCAATATAACTTATGCAGAAGATGTTGAAAAAATCAAAGAACAGCTCGATCAAAAAATTGAAACATGGTATCAAGATGAAGACCCGGCTCTTTCTTGGACAGCAGTAGAAACAACTGCATGGTGTGATGTTAGCGGAAACAAGATTCTTGATGTGAACGGGAACGAAATCTTGCTTGTCATAGAATCAGAAAAAGCCATGCATGAGGGAGATTTGTGGCACACCAAGACAGGGAATAAAGAATACATTTATCAGAGCGGACACTGGGTTGAATCCTCTATCCCGGATGAAGTATTTGATAAAATTGACGGGAAAGCATCTATCTATGTCACACAGCCAAAGCCACCTTACGATGTCGGTGACACATGGTTCACAGGTACGGATATAAAAGTTTGTTCGACCGCAAGAGCAAGCGGAAACTTTGACGCTTCGGACTGGGGAAAGAAAGATAACTATACGGATGATTCCACGGTAAATGATTTCATTCAGAATACCTACGACCCGAAGATAGAAGATATCCAGGCACAGATTGACGGCAAGATTGACACCTATTTCTACGATTACGAGCCGACACTTAGCAACGTTCCGGCATCCGCATGGACAACCGATGAATTAAAAACCATACACAATGGTGATCTATTCTTTTGGAAAACGAAAGGTTATACATACAGGTTCCTTAAGATTGACAGTATATGGCAGTGGTTCCGCATAAAGGACAGTCAAATAGATAAAGCAATGAAAGATGCGTCTAACGCACAGGACACGGCAGACAGCAAGCGTAGAGTATTCGTCACCACGCCGGCGCCACCTTATGATATCGGTGACCTTTGGACACAGGGGAAAAACGGAGATTTGATGCGGTGTAAAGTTGCTAAAGCATCCGGCGCATTTGTAACTACGGATTGGGAGAAAGCTGTTAAATATACGGATGATTCCGCAGTAGATGACTTGGACAAAGCACTGACACAGGAAGATATCTTTAACCGACTGACAAACAACGGACAGGTTCAAGGACTGTTTCTTAAAGATGGAAAAATCTATCTTAATTTCTCTTATGCAGAGGGCGGTACGCTTAAATTAGGTGGAAAAGCCAACGAACAAGGAGTGCTTGAAGTATATCATTCTGCTGGGTGGAAAAGCATGTCTATTGACAATGAAGGATTGAAAACATATGGTGGGCAAAAAATCATTTCATACATAGATGGAGTAGATGACTACGGCAAATTCACAGCATATGTAAAGCTTCAAGGCGGGGTTGATGTTTCTATGAATCGTGATGGGCCTAGCGTTGTGATTGAACCACAATATATTAGAATGATTGATTATACTGGTACAGAAGTAGCATCTCTCGATGCAAACTACGAATGGTCGATACGTAAAAATGTTAGTATTACAGGTGATTTTTCGGTAACAGGTAAAAAGAGCAGGGCAGTCAACACAAAAAGTTATTCAAGAAGACTTTTGAACGCTTACGAAACTCCGGCACCAATGTTCGGAGATGTCGGAGAGGGCACAATAGGAGATGACGGAAAATGCTATATCAGCATTGACCCGATATTCTTAGAAACTATTGCAAGCGGTTGCAAATATCAAGTATTTTTGCAGAAAAACGGAAAAGGTGATGTATGGGTATCTGAACGTCATGAAACATACTTTGTCGTAGAGGGCACGGAAAGCCTAAACTTTTCATGGGAAATTAAGGCACGCCAAAAGGACTACGAATATGACAGAATAGATGTTTACAATGAAAACGTAGAAGAACGGGATATCGATTATGCATATATCGGTGAAATGGAATATCAGAACTATGTAGATACGATGCAAGCGGAGGTATAATATGAAAAAAATGTTAACCAGTTTTACAAAATTTACAACAGGGGAGGGTGAAAGAGTTTCTTTCACTTATTCCGAAGTCTCGGAAAAAGGAGAATTGCTGAATCCAAACGTTAAGGGAAATTTTATCGTAATGAGTGATGAACTTTTATCTCATTTGAAAGCGGTAGATGACTATATTAAAGAAAACTATCTCAAGGAGGAATAATTATGGCAAAATGGACAGATTACACTACAGATACAAACCCGACTGATACTGATGAGGTTATGACACTGGATGCGGATAAATCCCCAAAAGCAAATAAGCGTGTCACATTGTCTACTTTAGCTGACTACTTTTTAGACAAGCTCGCAAGCAAGGTGTTTGCAAAATTAGAGACGCAAAACAAGACGGTTATAGGGGCACTTAATGAATTAAATAGCAAGGGCAAAATTCGTGCTGGGAAGAATGAATTCAAAGGAGATCTTGATACTATCCCTACTACAACAGGAGAATTGTCATTGTATTGGTTTTTCCGTCCGAACATTACTAATGGAATTTCTGATGTAGAAACCAATACGAATTATGGAACAATATTAACTATTCCATCGACATCAAATAATTATGGAGTTCAGTTTGCTTTCTTCAATTCGTCTGAGAACTCATTTTATTTCCGTAAGAAAAATGGTGGTACTTGGAATACTTGGAAGAAGATAAGTTAAATAGCAAGGCGAAAATTCTCAAACAAATTAAAACTGGAATTGTCGTCAATGTAACTGGCGGACAATACAGAGGTGGATCACTCTTGGTGTTTGGAAGAAAAAATCCGAATGGTGTTGTAGCATTTCTTGTGAGTTATTTCCGTAATGAAAGTTCGGATAATCTTGTCGCAGAAATTGTTCCTCTGGACGGAAAAACATACACTGCCGTTTGTGACAATGCGAAAATAACCATCACGGGTGGCAATCTTGCGATGTATTCAAGAATGACCGCATTATCCGGAGACGGATTTATACATTCTTCTGTAGAAGCGATTTAATGCGTCTTCCCATTTAATTTACTAACTGAGTTTTGTGGATTAATCAAAATTTGCATTCAAAACGCAATTTTTAGACAGGAATAAATAAAGAAAATATACAGGAAACACCTCTTTTGAGAGTAATATAATTCTTGAAAGGGGTGTTTTTATGAACAATATTGAAAACATAATAAGAAATGTAACAAGTGCTATGTAAGAAGTTTTACATCTGACCATTTAGAATCGGTTAAAAATCCCTTGCTATTTAAGGAAAGTACGGGCACAGCAAAAAAAGTAGAAAATGCCATGATTATTGTATCACTAAGAAAAGGAGAATAAATATGGCAACAATGAGTGAAGAAACCATTTGCGAAGTAGTCAAAAGCTGTGCCTACGGCTACACGGTAGACGAATTGGCAGAACACTATGGCATGGAAAAAGCAGATGCAGAAAAGTTTGCAAAAGAGCATGCAGCTGAGATTGCAGAAACAAAAGAACACTTAAAACAGGAGGGATATATTGAGTAGGGTAGTCGATGTTTCTGAACATAACGGGAACATCGACTGGGCGAAAGTAAAAGCATCTGGCATTGTAGGCGCTATCCTTAGATGCGGATATGGACAAGATCAGACCGGACAGGATGATAAAAAATGGCTAAGAAATGTATCTGAATGTGAGCGTCTTGGCATCCCTTACGGTGTATATCTGTATTCTTACGCAAAGACTACAGGTGCAGTACAGGGAGAAATCAACCATGCATTAAGACTTCTAAAAGGACATTCTCCGGCATGGCCTGTATATTTCGACAGTGAACAGCCGGGAACACAGGGCGTTGCGAGAGCCAACGCAAAAGCATTTTGTGACGCAATGGTGGCACATGGCTATAAAGCCGGAATCTATGCATCTACATCTTGGTATAAGAACTATATCGGTCAGACATGGGGATATTCTCTGTGGATTGCATCTTACGGCTCTAAATCTGCCGGAGTAGACGGAATTGATATGTGGCAGTACACATCGAAAGGCTCTATTCCTGGAATACCTGGAAATGTAGACGCGAACTATCTCTATAAGGATTTTGGCGGCATGGTAACTCCGGTACAGAAACCGACTGTAGCACCGGCACCTAAACCGGTAGATGAATCCTGGAAAGGTGACAAGAGATATTATCTTAACAATTCCCGTGTTGGGGAATGGCAGAAAGCCATGAACAAAGGGTTTGATACCAACGCACTGTCTGTTGATGACAAATTCGGTGTCGGCTCACAGAATTTTGCTAAAACGCATATCTTATGGTCGGGGCAGACGCACAACTGTATCACGGCTATCAGATGGCTGAGACGCATCCTCAGAGACGTATATGGCTTTACAAAGCTGTCTTACAATGGGGGGTGGACAGATTATCTCGGTAAGTGCGTAGAAGTATTCCAACGAAACAGAGGACTTACACCAGACAGAAAGGTAGGACTTGACACAACCTACTGGCTCTTATCCGGCGTTGTGAAATAAGATAAGAGCATTACACTTTACATACAATACCAAAACACCCACTACCGATTGCTCGATGTAGTGGGTGTTTTTTATTTTAATAAAATCTTATCCGGAACAAGATTCAGTGTAGTTTGATAATTCGCCGTGAATGTGTGATCGTCTTCGTTTAGTACCTCATTCCACATACCTAGAGATGTGCCATACGGTTGCAGAATCAATACACTGTCTGCAGTAGGATACTGTGAATCGGATTGCTCGTAATTCCTGTAAGTTCCTGTTACGGATACATGTATTTCGTAAGGATACTTAATTTCACGATACGGTTCGCTGTCATGGTTGTATATGCTCGCTGTGATCGTCTCGATCGTATATGTAGTATGGCCGGATAGAGTGCATGTTGTAAACTCACCTTTTTCTACAGGGATAGGAGTTCCGTCTATTACTTTTTCCGGCTCAGATGTAGAGTGTTCAATATTGGTTACGTTTGTATAATATTTATTTGTCGGAGATTCAACGATTCTTTCCTGTTTTTCCACAACTTTTGTCTGAGGTAATGCACTCTTGACGGATGCGGTATTATTCGATGATTTACTTAACAACCTTTCGTCTACAGACTGCATTATTTCCGATTTAAGCGTTTCTTTTTCATCATCGGTAAGTTTGTCCTGTTCATCTAGCTTCGCCTGTATATGGCTGTCTAAATCACTCAGAATATCTTCCCTCAGTTGTTTATTATTCTCTTTTATGGCAGATTCTATCTTTTTGTCCACTTCGCTTTCGGTTAATCCAGAAGAGCAACCTGTTAAAGCAGTCATGGCACACACAAGGACAACTGCCGTCAATCTATTTTTCATAATTTTTATACATAATATGGATTTGGCTTTCCAAGGATAGCAATCAAATCTATAATCACACCAATGAAGAGAAGACCAAACGTACATATATACAGGATTCCCATGCCTATTTTCCCCTCGTAAAATTTATGTGCGCCAACAAATCCCAAACATAAGCATAAGAAAAATGCTATCCATTTATTTTTCGGACATCCATAATATCTTGCAGAGGAAGAAGCAGAAGCACTTGCACTGGAACTTGCGGAAGAAGAAGCGGACGGAGCGTTGTTTATAATTATACTCTGATCTTTGCTTTTTAATTCTTCCACCTGTTTACCACATTTCGGGCATATTACGCAATCAGAATCTATCCGTTCTCCACAATGCTTACAGTATTTTTTGCCGTCATCCATTTTTATGTTTCCTTTCAATTTTTTATATAGTATGCTATGATTATATTCTATTAAGTAGTTTTCTTTTCTTCGAATTCTTGCTTATTGATTGCTCCACAGTCAAGAAGTTCTTTCAATGTTTTTAACTGATTTAGATCATTTGCAACATCTGCGGTAGATTCTGGTTTTTCACTTATCTTTTTGTTTAGAAAATCCATAAATTCTTTATATCTTTTTTTGTAATCTTTTCCTATAACCGAAAGAAGTAAAGAATTTGGATCATTTTTAACCGTCTTCTTCCATCCTTTGTCCATCCATTTTATTTGCTTGGCCTGTTCTCCCGGAATTATAAATTGTATATATCCATGCCCCCACCAAACACTTGGTTCCTTGCATGTTATACCGCTAATGTTTTGATAATAGAATTTTCTCCCTTGTTTTCGAGAATCTGTTACATACATAGGAATAATTTCTACATATTCATCACAAGCAACAAGTTTCCCGAAAAAGCTATCTAATTCCAAGACCTTTTTATTCTGCATATAAGTACCTCCGCATACATAGTATGCTATCTTCTTAATACCGCAATCACAACTCCAAACCTTACCCATTGTTCCATGTCTTCAAAACTATTTGGATCAACTTCTATGACATCACCGAAGCCGTTGATCGGGACTAACTTTATCTTACCTCTCTGCACATACCGCCTTATATACGCACGTCCTGTTTCTTTGTGTATAATAATCACGGTATCACCGTTTCTTGGTACTCTTTTGGATATGCAAATGATATCACCCTTTACATATACAGGGAGCAAGTGGTTGCTCGTTATCTTTATGCCACAATGTAATGTCTCGCCGTACTTTTTTATGTATTCCGGGCAGTATATCCGTTCTTCGTGTGAGGAATCCAATATCATACCGTCAGCCATCTCACCAGTGAGACATAGAACATCCAACATGTTTTCAGGATCCGTTTCCAACACTTTCATAGAGATTTCATAATCCATCTTGCCAAGAATATACGCACGTTGTCTGTCGGTCAATTGCCTGTACTTTCCCAATACCTCGTATTCCTTAGAAGAATGCCCTAAGAGATCAGGGATAGATTTATGAGTTAGTTCCGACAACCTTAGTGCTAAGAAAACGTCAAGATTATTAGTCTTCCGTGAAACGATATTTTTGTATGTGGACACAGAAACACCCAGCATCTTGGAGAAGAGAACTTGCGTAAAATCAAGGCTTTTCCGCTCTTCTTCGATGTTATGTGCAAAGTTATCCAACATTTCTCTTTTCGTTAACATTATGTCACATCCTGTCGAAAAGGCTAATATCTTGGCTATTTTTCACTTTTTTTGTAAGAAAAATACGATATTTTAGCCAACATCTTGACTATGGTTTTGAGTTATAATTTATTTAAGTATTACAATGTATCATTATAAAACAAAAATGGCACTTGTCAAGCCATTGATAGGAGGTAATCTAATGGGAAAGGACGAAATGAACAGCAAGAGCAACAAAACATGGACTGATACTTATGAAAACGAAATCAAGCGGATGATAAAAGGCATCCGTGACCCCCGCTTAATGCGGTACATCTATCTTATAGTAAAGGATGCTATCAGTGAAAACATTGACAGATAGCAAACATATGTTCTATAATGTAAGTAATCGCTACTGGAATGACGTGTCGGGATATTGGAGGGATTTATGTGGACGAAGAAAGAAATTGGTACATAGAAAGAATAACTAAGCTTATAAATCAATGCGATGATATAGAAGTGCTTAAAATCATACATCGCATCGTAGAAAAACTTATAGGATAATAAGAAAAGGACAAGGGTTTGCGCATTACCCTTGTCCTTTTCTTATTTCCTAGGAATAGAATCAATTATTTTTTCGAGAGTGTCCCATCCGTCATCATCCAACTTTGCCAAAGCTGAAATCAATTGTTTTTTGAAACTTTTTTCGTCTGCTGAAAGTATGTCAGATAATAAATCTGCAATTTGCTCATTCTTGGATTTCTCCAAAAACATTTCTGCATCTTCACCACGTAACCAATTTTCGTTTACATTAAAAATTCTGCAAATATCTTTTACAGTTCTGTCTGCAAGAGATCTATTCCCAGTTTCTACCAAAGAAATGTAATTCTTTGTCAAATTCACCTTTTTAGCAAATTCCTCTTGTGACATTTTCAGCTCTTTGCGCAGAAGTTTCAAACGATTTTCCATGTTATCACCTCCTTACAATTGTATAGTATCACATATGTCATACAAAGTCAAACTTTTTTACAAAATAAAGGTTGACAAGTATGACTGTGTATGGTATTATAATCACACAAAGTCAAACAGGGAGGTGATAGCAAAGATGAAAAGAAAGATAGACCAATCAACGGTAGCAATAATCATCGGAGTTGCATCAATCTTAATAAATCTTATTTTTAGCGGAAAAGACTTATTAAGAAATGTACGTTGGCTATTATCTTATCTACATTAGTCAGAAAAGCAGTTAACAACGACAATATGGAAACTAAGGTAGCAATATTTGCACGCTTTTTAGATTTTTTTGCATCGGAAACAGCAGAATCGGCTAAAAGTTTTGCAGAATCAGCTATTTCTTTGATGACTTCGTACTTTTCCTCTTTTTCCATTTTCTCATAAACAGAATGTGGCAATGGGGGATTGGTAGCCATCACTGGTAATTCGAAATCCATATTTTTATCCCTCCTTTCTAAAGGAGAGTATAGCACAGAAAGGAAGTGAGCGCATGAGTGAGAAAGAGAAAAAGATAGTTGAGAAGCTTAGTAAGGCATTGCCGAATTTATCAGAATTTAAAAAAGGCTATCTTCTTGGAAGAATAGAGGGCCTGGCAGATGAAGCAGAAAAGAAGCCGGACACTCCGGCGAAAAAAACCTAATGGATGCCGGAACCATAACAATTGAATACAGGTAGGTGATAACAAAAATGAAATTATTCAAGCCACGATGGGTTGTAAGAATTTGCATTCATAAGAACCCAGATAAAAGTGATATGGATAGTTTGCAACATCTAAAAAAGGAATATTTCTTTTACTGGAATGCAAGGAAAGAGAAGAAAAGACTTTCTGGTATCCCTGTAATTTCAGTCCAAATATGCCACATTCCGTTTAGAAAAAGGCACCCATATTTTCCGCTATGGCTTTCAATATTTGCTTTAATAGCCGTAACAATGAATATAAGATTGGATTCTTGTATACGTCATATCCTCCAAATAATGCAAGTATGGAGATAAGAGTAGGAATGATGAATCTTATTTTATCTTTCCTCTTGTACCGGAGATACATTTTCGCACGGTTATTTAGTACGTAATTAGTGCTTTTAGATGAACGGCAAATCAAGTTCTGTTCTCTAAGAAAACAGTATTTATCTTCGAAGAATTTATTTTGCGGTAAACCGAAGAATTGTATTTTCCGAAGACATATATTTTCCGAAAAAGATAAATCCAATTCTCGATGTGAAACTTGTGACATGGTTAATATTCCTTTCTGGATTACTCGGCATGGCAGTGCCTGTATGAACAGTATAGGAGAATCCAGAAGAAAAGACAAGGAGGTGATAGCAAAGATGAAAAGAAAGATAGATCAATCAACTGTGGCAATAATCATCGGAGTTACATCAATCTTGATAAATCTTATATTTAGCGGAAAAGACTTATTAAGAAATATACGTTGGTTATTATCTTATTTGGTTTAGGAGATGAAAAATGAAAGAATATGAATTTTGGATATTATGGCTTATGGCAATTGTGATGCAATTACAAATTCGAATTATTAACAAGAGACTTGAGGCTATAAAACAGTCATACAACATTACTGGAAAAAAGATTGAATGGTAGATGCAATGGAAGAGCCAAGAGGTGAAAGGCTATGGAGCTGAAATGTTAAGCACTGAATGTAACTGAGATGGAAATGAATGGCAGAGACTAGAAAAGAAATGATATGGCTTTGTGACGCTTAGCACGGATTCGAAAAGTAGCAGATCAGCATGAACAGACACGAAAAGATAAGGAATTGAAGAGAGAAGCTCTGAAACGGAGATGCGTGGAAATGCACAACATAGCTCGGAAAAGGAATAGCATGGAATAGAATGATAAGGAATTGAAGAGCCAAGCGCTGCTATGAGACGGAAAAGAAGGGCGAGGCGAAGCTAAGGAAACGAAGTGAAAAGCTTTGAAACGGAAAAGCTGAGCACAGTTTCGACAAGAAAAGGAAGAGCGTAGAGTAGCAAAGCAACCAGAACAAATTGAAAAGGAGAAAACAGTATCATGAAAGAATTGAAAGTAAGAATTACGTTCACTGAGGAAGTATTAGGTTCTCAGTGTGCGGATAAGGAGATTCACCGGACTTATATCGCATCAAAGGCACCGGACGCACCGTCCCGTGAGGACGAAGTAGCAACACTGGGTGTAGATGCAGTAGAAGAGAAATCAATGACGATTTTCCACAAATACGAAGACGGAAAACCGTTCGTATATGACTACCAGATAAAAGGAATGTTCAAAGATTCATGCGGAATGCTCCGCAAGGTTAAAGGTAGTGAATCATCAAAAATCAAAGCGTACAAAAAGGAGATTGACGGTCTTATTTTTGTGAAAGAGCGCAAAATTCCACTGATTTTTGACGGGGATATGGGAACGTGTCAGAGACCGCTCCGGGCAAATACACCACAGGGAGAAAGAATATCCCTTGCATGTTCAGAGACCGTTCCGGTTGGCACAACAATGGAATTTACCGTTCAGTGCATGTTAGACAGTCATGTAAAACTCATAAAAGAATGGCTTGACTACGGAGAATTGAGAGGGTTTTCACAGTGGCGGAATTCCGGTAAAGGGCGATATGTTTGGGACGAACTTGACAAAAATGGGAACATCATTGGCGGTAATAACTTACATAAAAAGGTGAAAAAAACAGGTGCGAAAGGCAGTAAAAAAGCCTAAAAATATTTATTTTTCAATGTATTCAAATTGTTGGAAAGGTAAATGCGAAAATGGTAGTTGATTTTTGGTCAAATCGCAAGCCACTTAGCAAGCCACAACCCTTGAAAAATAAGGGGAAAACGGCAACTGGTCGCAAGCCAAATGACACTCAGATAACAATCAATTGACAAGCCAAAATTAAAGAAATTTTCAAAAAATCGAAAATTTTGACAAGCCAGTTGACAAGCAAATGACAAGCTAAAACCCTTGAAAAATAAGGCAAAACTGCTTGTCAAGTGAAAACGGTTAGCAAGCCACATAACAATCAATTAACAATCAATTCGCAAGCCAGTTGACAACAATAGAAGAATATAAAGAAGAATAAGAATAAAAAGAATATAGATATATGTCAGACACAATCGGTCTGACGATAAAAGGAACATAAAAAGTGCCCCGCTGGTACCGACATACCAGACAGGGCGGTGTACCGCTAACGAACACTTAGCGAATACAGGTTTATATTATAACACATTCTCCTGTAATTCGCAAATCTGAGGAACAGGAGGAAAAATACGTATGACAATGGCAACAGAGATCATCCGCAAGTTGAAAAGAAAACTAATCTTTTGGCGTTGCTTATGGTTCGTCACATTCATTGCAATGCTGACACTTATGATCGGGTAGGAGGTAGAGCGCATGGAAGACAAGCTTAACTACTACAGGATAGCACTTGTGATAACACTATACGCATTGGCGGTTATGATAGCCGGATGTGTATAAAAAAGAGTGCCGATGGAAAATCCAGTCAAGCACTCAGAAAAACATTCAAAAAAATTATAACACATGAAAGGAGATTTGAACATGGTGGAAGAGAAAAAAGATAGCTTACAGAGCGTAATGGATGCGGTAGCAGACGTTGTTGAGGAATATGCGTGCCAGAAAGCACAACTGGATATGTTGAAAAGATATGTCTACAAAAACAGCTATGTTGAGCGAGACATGATTTTAAAACTAATGGGGTGGGATGAAGATGGAGAGCATTAAAGGCTATGACCATTGGAAGACCATACCGCCGGAGCCGGAAGAAGAAAAACAGGAATACTGCACATGTTGTGGAAGACCTGCATACAGTGGTGACAGCTTATACACATTTGACGGACAGATGCTATGCGAAGAATGTGTGAAAGAGATCACAGGAGGAAAAGAAGATGGCAGAGATATGGATGATCTGCAAACCGGACTTAGAATACCGTATCGGGGCATATGCCTATGAAACAGATATGGACAAGGCTTATGTGCATAAGCTTGCAGACAAGGTGGCAGAAAAAAACAAGTGCAAAACAATCGTGAAAGAACTTTAGGAGGTAAACGAAATGCAAAAATTGGAATTGACCATAAATCAGACGATGGGAGTTATAACCGGAAACTTTGAGGACATTAAGAAATCTCTTGAAACAGAGATGGCAGTGTATGAGACAAAGCAGTTTGCAGAAGAGGACAAGCAGAAAGCCAAAGGAGATCTGGCAGACCTTAGAAAGCTGAGAAAGGCAGTAAACGACCGCAAGGTTGAAGTGAAGAAAGAGTACATGAAGCCTTACGAAGTGTTTGAGGGCAAGGTGAAAGAGCTGATCGGAGTGATTGATAAACCTATCGCACTGATTGACGGACAGGTGAAAGAGTTTGAAGCGAAGCGTGTGGAAGAGAAAAAAGCAGAAATCCAGAACCTGTACAACGAATTGGTGGAAGAAGAACTGCATGACTACATGCCGTTGGAAAAAATCTACGGTGAAAAGTGGACAAATGCATCCGCCACGATGAAATCTATCCGAGAAGAGATAAACTTAAAGACTATGCAGACCAGACAGGACATCGCAACCATTAAGGCCATGAAGTCAGAAAAAGAGGAACAGGCGTTGAACCTGTACATGGAGAACAACAACCTTGCTCTTGCTATCCAGATGATTAACCGCTACGAACAGGAAAAAGCGGAAATCTTACGGAGAAAAGAGAAAGAGGAACAGGAAATACGTGATCGTGAACTCGAAAGAGAACGTGAGAGGGTAAGAGAAGAAGAGCGTGCCAGAATCCGTGAAGAGGAAAGACTTAAGACAGAAGCGGAACAGAAAGTCATCGACCAGATCAAGACGGTGGACGAGGTGAAAGCAGCGGAACTCACCACGGAAGATTCGAAGACAGTAGTATTTACGGTTAAGGCTACGGATGCCGAACTGGAAGAAATTGAGATGGCATTAACTTCTCTCGGTGTCTACTTTGAAAGGAAAGATGTGTAATGGCAGAAGAGAAGAAAGAACAGGACAAGCGAGAACTTGACATCGAAGAAAAGCTTTCAGAAATCCAAACGAAAATGAATGTCCCGAAAGACAAACATAATGACTTTGGCGGTTACGATTACAGAAGTGCAGAAAGCATCTTGGAAGAGTTTAAAAAATATAGCAGAGAGTACAACGTGTTGTTGACCATACATGACGAGATAACGGAGATAGCCGGAAGAGTGTATGTAAAAGCTGTTGCAGTATTTACCGATTGCAACACAGGCAAAAAAATCTCTGTTCCTGGATATGCAAGGGAGCCAGAGACAAAACCAAAGATGGATGAATCACAAGTGACGGGATCAGCATCAAGCTATGCAAGAAAATACGCAATGAATGCACTGTTTCTTCTGGATGATGCTAAGGACCAGGATACGAACGAATATGCAAAGCAGACGGGAGCCGATAAAAAGAGCGGTGGAAAGAAAGAACAGAAAGCCAATGATGGAAAGATTACGCAAGGGCAGATAAAAGAACTTCGGAAGATATTTGAAAAAAACAAAATTGATGAAGTAAAGGCTATAGCCGGATACAGTGCACAGAAGATTGAAGATCTGACACAACAGCAGTACGGGTGGTTCCGGGATAACCAAGAAGAAGCCAGAAAGATGTTTGGTGCGTAAATGGACTATACAGGGACTTTTGATAGCTTAGCGGTGGATTTTGCCACCAATAAGCAAAAAGCCAGTCTGACGCTAAATGAAGACGCAAGACAGGCATTTGAGAATCTTAGAGGTAAGCAGATTACAATAACGATTAAGGCATATAAGAAAAAAAGAAGTCTCGATGCAAACTCTTACTTTCATGTACTGGTTGGAAAGATTGCAGATGCGACCGGGAATAGCAAGGTGTACATAAAAAATAAGCTAATAGCGGAATACGGACAGTATGAAACCATTAACGATGCATTAGTTCCGCTCCCGTTGGACGATGATATAGACGCATACAATGTGGAATTTGTTCATCTGCAACCCACATCTAGGACAACCACCAATCAGAAAGGGAAAGTATTTCGGGTGAATCTGGTAATGCGAGGGTCGCATACTTATGATACCGATGAAATGTCAAAACTGATTGACGGGACTGTGTACGAAGCGAAAGAACTTGGAATAGAGACCATGACACCGAACCAGATAAGCGAAATGAAAGAAAGATGGTGTGTGAAGATTGGTGAAAAGACTTAAAAGTGTATTCACTGACGATATGGAGCACTGCTACTTTACGGGAAGTCCAAACTGTCACAGACACCACATTTTCTATGGTCCGTACAGAAAAAAATCGGAAGAATACGGATTTGTGATACCGTTAGCACCACATTTACATGAATTTACACCGGAAAGCGTACACGGGAACCCGAACAAGGGATTGGACTTAAAACTTAAGCAGATGGCACAGAGATATTTTGAGGAACACTACGGAACAAGAGAAGAGTTCATACAGGTGTTCGGAAAGAACAGGTTGTAACTAAATAAATATAGATTCATGTGGCAAAAAATGGAACTATCAACAGGTTCTAACGCATATCATCTCACCCATTCGATATGCACAGCACAAGATATTGTATCACGGCCGGAGAAGCCACACTCCGGCAGAAAGGAGAAAAGCGTTGGGAAAGAATAGAGAGACGGCAGAAAGCTATTTTATCCGAATACCGGATGGACATAGAAACGCAATACAACGTCCGTACAACATGAATGTTGATAGAATATTTCGAAGAATGATAGAGCATGCGAATAACAATGGTGACTGTATTGTGAATATTGGAGATGGTGTATTTAGACCGATTCCGGGTGATCCGGTAGATGAAAAAGCATTCCATGAATACATTGGGAAAGAATTACATAGAGCCAGAGCAATCCAGTATAAACGGCTCTGCATGAAGCAGACGTTTGAGAGTTGGAAAAAGATAGGTAGGGATTACAATGCATTACATTTTGATGGTGAAAGGCAAGTTGAACAACATGAATGATTATATCCGTGCACTGAATACCAATAGGTATAAAGGAGCGGATATGAAGAAAGATAATGAATCCCGTGTGATGCAAGCTATATATGAGCAATTCGGAAGATTACGAATAACAAGAAAGGTACGGATGCACTACCGATGGTATGAGCCGGACAAGAGACGTGACTTGGATAATGTAAGCGCATTCGGGCGAAAGTGTATCCAAGATGCATTAGTAGATACCAAAGTCTTGCAGGACGATGGATGGAAAAACATAGTGGGATTTACGGATGAATTCTATGTTGATAAGAAAAATCCGAGAATTGAGGTGGATATTGAAGAGGTGTGAGCGAGAATTACATAAAACTTAGCAGAAAGATACTGGAATGGGACTGGTATCCAGATATAAAGACGTGTCGGTTGTTCTTACACATGTTGTTAAAAGCCAACTGGAAAGATGCAAGCTTCCGTGGAGAAGAGATCAAAAGAGGATCATTTGTCTCTTCGACATCCGTTCTTTCGAAAGAAACAGGGTTGTCTGAGAGCGAATTAAGGACAGCACTTTCGCATCTGAGAAAAACAGGTGAGATTACATGTAAAACCACAAACCGATATACCGTATATACGGTGAATAACTATGCAAGATACCAGACTGAACAGAAGAATGAAAAAAAAGAAAAGCCGACCAGACAGGAAGAAAAACCGGAGAAAGACAATGGATCCGTTGAAGCTGTCATAAAAGCCTGGAACGATTTGGAAAGATACGGGATAAAACCTGTAAAGAAGATAGAAAAGACTTCCAAGAGATATCAGAATTTGCAAGCAAGGCTAGAAAGCAACGGATTGGATGACGTCTTGAAAGCAGTGGACAATGTGAAGAAAAGCAAGTACTTACAAGGAAAAGTGAAGAACTGGAAGATAACATTCGACTGGTTCGTGTTGCCAAATAACTTTACGAAAGTTTTTGAGGGACAGTACGAGGACAGCGGACAAGAGAAAAAAGGATTCAATAATTTCGATGGCCGGAACTATGACATGAATGATCTAGCGAGGAAACTTATCACATAGAAGGAATAAACATGGCAAAACCGGATGGATGCACTTATCCAAACTGTTTTATCTGTCCTTTGGCAGACTGTAGTTGGGCGAGTGCTAAAGCTGAATTACCAGGAGAAACAAAGAAAAAGCGGAGAATAGTAAGACGTAGCAAAAAGAACGATGCTCGGAGGTGACTTTGTGACAAGACAGGAACAGGAAGACAGAGAGCAAGAGGAATATCTTGCGGAGTGGTTGAGAAAGAAGAAAGAGAAAAAGAAGAAATTTGATTTTAGGAGGAACAAAAGTGGGAGAAGTAATAAAAGCTTATAAAGGATTCAACAAAGACATGACTTGCAGAGATTTCCGGTATGAAGAGGGAAAAGAATATGAAGAAGATAGAGCCGAAGCGTGCAGCTGTGGATTCCATGCATGCGAGCATCCGTTAGATTGCCTTGGATATTATGATCCGGCACACAGTGTATATCATGAAGTCGAACAGAGTGGAGAGATATCGAAAAGATCTGACGATACGAAAGTGGCATCCACGAAGATTAAGATCGGTGCAAGAGTGAGCATTGCCGGATTGGTACAGGCTGCTATCGAATATACGAAAGAAAGAGTTAAACCGGAAGCAGAAGCTAATGAGGACTACGGAGCATCATCAGCAACAGGATACAAGGGAGCATCATCAGCAACAGGAGACTACGGAGCATCATCAGCAACAGGAAACTACGGAGCATCATCAGCAACAGGATACAAGGGAGCATCATCAGCAACAGGAGACTACGGAGCATCATCAGCAACAGGAGACTACGGAGCATCATCAGCAACAGGAGACTGCGGAGCATCATCAGCAACAGGATA